CGGTGGTCGCCGTATCATTCCAGAGGCAGGACGACTGAGCCTCCCAGCACACCTGACAGACGGTGCCGCTGCCGTTGCCGTTGCCGCGCTGGACGCGGCCTTCATTCATGACCAGCGGATCCCGCCCCAGGTTGCCGCCGCGCAATCGCTTCTCAAGCTGCGATCGTGCAACCCAGCCCGCGAGGAATCCGCCAGCGATACAGGACAGAATGTAGATCATGGCTGCGGGTACAGTTCGTTGGCGATGGCCAGGAATTCGTGGCGGATCTGCTCTGATCTGTCGTAAGCGTCTGGGCCCATGCCAGCGTCTCGCATGTATGCAGGTTCTTCCGGCACTACCTGATCCACAGCAGCGCGAAGAGCGGCAGCTAGGCCGGCTTGGCGCGGATCCACAAGGTATGGATCGCACTCGGCCATTTCAAACGCTTTCCAGACGGCCTGAGCAGTAGGCGACAGTGGCGGCGCAGTGGGGTCAGGCATAGTTGGGTGGTGGGGCAGTGGGGTGAGTGCCGGGCAGGCCCCGGCTGGCCGTGGTGATCAGGCTGTCCTCCGCAGTCGATTAGGCGATGGCGTGCCGTAGCCGTAGCCGTAGCCGTTGCCGTAGCCGTTGCCGTAGCCGTAGCCGTAGCCGTTGCCGTAGCCGTCGCCGTAGCCGTAGCCGTCGCCGTCGCCGTAGCCGTAGCCGTTGCCGTAGCCGTAGCCGTAGCCGTTGCCGTCGCCGTAGCCGTAGCCGTCGCCGTCGCCGTAGCCGTTGCCGTTGCCGTAGCCGTAGCCGTAGCCGTTGCCGTCGCCGTTGCCGTTGCCGACTGGCATCAGTGCGGTAGCCATCACAGCCCCCATTGGTCATGCACGGGGACGCTGAAGATTTCAGCACCTTCCGGCAGTTCAATCGCAGCGTGCTTGCGAATGTCAGCTTGGCTGGGATCGTCAATCACGGCAGCAAAGCCGCATGATTCCCAGCGAAACACCCATACACAACGATCAAGGCGGATGCGCCCGTTTTCGCGGGTGACATCTCCGGCATAGATAAATCCGCGGTCAATGACCACAACTGCGCGGTTGCCAGTAGGCCTAGTCTCAGGTACGGAATCGGCGCGAACGTAATTGACGCCATTGATTGAAATTGTTTCAGACATAAGACTGATGCAGAAGTAAAGTGGTACCGAGATTGGGTGCGGCTCTCGGCGGGCCGCGGTGATCAGGCCGCCAGCAGGCGGCGGACGGTGGTGCGGCTGCAGCCCAGCCGATCAGCGATCCGCTGCTGCGTCCATCCATCGCGGCGCCAGCGGCGGGCGCGTTGCTGGCGGCTCTCGGTGGCCCAGAGCAGGACCAGCAGGGGGAGCAGCAGGATCGCCAGCAGGGTGGCAGCAATACAGGTGATGGACATTTCAGATACCGGCGAGTGCCGGGCGAGGATTGGCATCGGCGCCGCGCTCGGGCTGCCGATGCCCGCAATCCTAGCGCAGCAATTCCGAATCTGCAACACCTTCGCCCCTGACCACCGTCACCAGCTCAGCCACCACGTTCACCGCCGTTCGCTGGCACGTCTCACACGGCTGTCCACAGCGCCTGTCTGGTGGGAATGGACACGCTGCTAACGCCAGGCGTTGCACTGGGCTGGTAGTCATCGGGTCAGATAGCGAACAAAAGGAGTAGACCCGGCCCATGCCCCACGGGTGGTAATTGGAAACAGTCCGCAGGATCCCCATTTCAAGGCGGCACCTATGGAACCGGTATTGCACCAGACCCAACGGCCGATGTAGCCGCCGTTGCTGGTGATCGAGATGAAGTGATTCATGGTTGTGAGTCCAGTTCGGCGGCGATGGCGAGGATTTCGTGTGTGGCGTAAACCATGCCGTTTAAGAAAATGTGCGCATGGAAAGGTGATTGGCCATAGTCTTCTGGGGTTGGCTTTATCTGATTCGCAACAGCACGCAGAGCGGCGGCAAGTGGCGCATTGCGACCAGCGGTGCGAGTCTGAGTGCGCTGTGCTGCAACCCATGCCTCCAATACAGCCTGAGCAGCAGGCGACAGCGGCGGGCGGTTGGGGGTGGTCATGTCTGCACCTCCCCCGCAGGCAGCGGCAGGGCGCGGGCGGGGAGGCTGACGGTTTGATGCGACAGCCGCTCCGAGGGCTTGCGCAGAATCCAGCCGGCATCAGCGGCGCCATCCTGCGGCGCCCCAAACCAGCAACGTCCGGCTTCATCACACCACCCATCCCGCTCCCAGGGCCGCTCACTCACCGGCACGGGCGCGGGGCGGCGCTGCTCCAGCAGGTCGGCGGCGCGGGTGAGCATTCCTGCGTCCGGGTGGTCGCTGCTAGGGCCAAACTCCCCACTGGCATAGGTGCGCAACCACGCCACCGACTCCGTCACCTCCCCCTCGGCGGGCGGGGTGGGCTGGCGGCCCCAGCGGGCGAGGGCCTGGCGCTGTGCCCAGACAATGATTTCATCGAGGCCCAACTCGTCCCAGCCGTTGGCCGCGTCGGCTTGGGCGTTCCACGCTGCCGCCAGCTGATCCAGCCCCAGTAGTTCCGCATCGCCAGGCTCCCCAGCGACGGCGGCCGGTTCCCTGCCCTCGGGCACAGCCGGTCCATCCGCCGACAATGCAGCGCAGGCGGCATAGAACGAATCGCTCCACGCAGGCACAGGTCCGTTCGGGTCGGATGCAGGCAGTCGGGCAATCAGCCGCTCCATCGCGGCGCGGATCGGGTCAGTCATGATTCATCTCCAGGAATAAAGAACTCACAAAAAAACGTGATAATCAACGGCGGCTCCAGGAACACCTCACCACCAGCAGCAGTGCGCCGCTGGCAGGTCTGGCACTCCTCCAGCCAATCCTCAGGGCCATCGCCGAACCCTCGGCAGCGCTCGATGTTGGCAGGGAGGGTCATGTTTCTGACTCCGGTGAAGTGGTGGGGGTAACGAGATTGCGCACAGCCCAGTCACGAACAGATCGCCAGCGGCGGCGGCGTGACTGCTCATCGTTGCGCTCGTCGTGGTACTCGTTTTCGGAAACAACGGCATGAGCAAGGGTTTCGCTGATGTCAAACGGTTCAGCCAGATCGCGCCAATCCACGTCTGGATCAGTCGGATCAAACCGCAGCGGCACAGCATCGGCACCTCGTTGAATCCTTACGGCACCCAGGGCGCAGACGCAGCCGGTTTCGGGATCCTCCAACGATCCGGCTGCCAGCTCTGGCACCGGCAGAGCATCCAAGCCGGCGATCAGATCACGCAGCAGTCGTTGACCACGGCGGCCACGGATGGCGCTTCGCATCGCTCCAGCGGCCTGGCCCTCCATCCACGGCTCATAGTCGTAGTCGTCGGAATCGTAGTAGCGGCTCACAGCCCCACCTCCACACCAGCCGCATCAATCACGCTTTGCAGGTATTTCGTAGCCTCCTTGTTGGTGTCATAGAAATGCCCAGCCGCCTCCACTCCCAGCAGATACAAACCAGCCATGTGAACGCCAACTGCTGTTTCAAGCACGCAGCCAACTTCACCGGCCAGATGAACAGCCCAGCCGCTTATGCAGTGGGTCGTTTCGCAGGTGTGCCAGTCGTTCATGTACAGTGCACCCGGCTGCAGCGCAGCTCGGGCTACGGCGAGCAATCGAGCGGGAGCGTCTGCGGCAATTTTGAGTCCAATGACGCCGCTGAGGTTGGCGCCGCTGAGGTCGGCGCGCGTGAGGTTGGCGCCCGTGAGGTAGGCGCGCGTGAGGTTGGCGCCGCTGAGGTCGGCGCCCGTGAGGTCGGCGCCCGTGAGGTTGGCGCGCGTGAGGTAGGCGCTAGGTCTTTGCAGTCGCTTACCCGTGCTCGAATCACTCAGCCACTGCGCGTGCAGTGCCAGGTCATCGGCTGTGATTGTGTCGGTGCTCATGGTGCGAAAGGGTGGGTTGATGAACAGTTGGCCTTCATGCAGGAATCCGCCGGTGCCCAGGCTGGGCGGATACCAGGTGCCGGCGGTGGTGATGGTCATGCCGCCACCCCCTTGAAGCGGCTCAGGATGTGCTCTCGGTAGTTGAAGAACTGCGCCTCTGCTGGTGGTGCACCAGATGGCAGCCAATCGGCATGGAGATGAGACCATTCCCGCCAACAGCCCGATGCCCAACACCAGTGGCGGCCATTCATCTGGGCATGGTCAAGGTGGGGGGTCATGCCGCCACCTCATGCCGCCTGCGCTGCTTCGGCCGGCGGTGCTGCTCCGGCAGCACCTGGCCCTTGATTCGCGCATACCTCGCGTTCACCGCCGCCCAGACTTCCTCGTCCTTGAACTCGAAGTGCACCGTGCCCTTCTTGTATGCACGGAACCGGAAGAAGCCCCACTCATACCACTTACCAGGCCAGAACACACCATCAGCAGGCTTGACGGGTTGGCCCACCTCGTCGTACTTCCGGCCGGTGATGAAACACAGCGCCTTGATCAGGTCCTGGATCTCATCCGCCTGGCTGCCGTAGGTCAGCACCCGTACGTACTCGCCGCACCATGCTGGTTCAGCCATGTAGGACCGGATGAAGCGCCGGTTGAGCATGTAACCCGAGTTGGTCACCCAGCCCTCCACACCGAACCGGTTCCCCTTGGTGTGCTTCGTCAGGCTGTCGATCGCCTGCTCTACCGCACGATCCACCCTGGCCTCTTGCGTGCCGGCGACGATCTGCAGCATCCGGTAGATGTTCCGCTCGGTGAACGGGATCCGGCTCTGTTTCTCCACGAACTGGTTGATGTCCTTGGCCAGCTGCGACGTGGCCAGCTGCGTCGGCAGGAACTCAGCGAAGACGTGTTTCCATGCCGCCTTCTGCAGATCCTTCCTGAACCGGTTGCGCGTTACCGGTGCACCTTCGACGGTGGCCTGTAAGCCCAGCTCCTGGCCGAAGAACCCATCCAGCACGCTGCGCAGCCTGGTGCCGGCCTCCACCTGCTCATCGAAAATCCGGCACGCCTCCACATACCGCTGCACGATGTCACTGCTGCGGCGGTACTGGATCAACCCCTCGCCTTGGGCCTCGATGTCGTCGGGGCCTAGGTAGAAGCCGTCGAACTCATCAGCGCCGCTTACACGTTGGCCAGGCTTGGTGAGCCGCACCAGCCCGACGCTCACCTTGGTGGGACGCTCGGCGGTGGTGAAGCACTCGCCCAGATCGTCCAGGCTGCCGTATGCCTCGATCAGCTTGGCCAGCTGTAGCTGCAGCCCACGGAACACGCCTGAGACGGTGTTCCAGTTGCACAGCGCCACGATCTCGCACCCAGGCGGGGCGATCTCCCAAGCGTGCAAAATGTGGGCCTCGTCCGCCGAGAACGGCGGGTTCATCACGATCAGCTCGATGTGGCTGACCTGATGGGCCTCCACCAGCAGGAAGTCATGCCCCAGGTAGTAACCGCCCCGCAGGCTGGTCAGCATGTCCCGCAGCTGCGGTTCCTTCTCGCACCACAGCACCTCCGCCGCGCCACGCTCCAGGCACTCCCGCACCAGGTTCCCTGAGCCGGCGCTGGGCTCCAGCACCGTCTTGCCCCGCAGGTCGAGCGGGTCGAGCATCTCGGCCGCTACCTCGGGTGGGGTGGGGTAGAAGTCGGGGTTAAACATCACTGCCCCCCAACATCTGAAACGTGATCGCCCACACCCACGGGTTGGCGTCCCATGATCCGGGGCCGTTGATCTGCTCCCAAAGCCGGCGGTAAAGCACGCCGCCCCAGTTATCGGACGTTTGTTCAAATGCGTTTGGCGTTACACCTTCCGCCCGTGCATCCCCTTCGCTGATCTCCTGCAGCCGCTGCACGCGAACGTCGGTGATCTCCAGCAGAATCCGCGATGCGGCTCGGGGCATGAAGATCGACGGGCGCCAGCGTGTGACGACAACATCCCATTCAGCCGAGTGGGGACGCTCAACGAAAACAGATTGCGCCTCCCCGTGATCAGCGCGATAGACCACCGGCGGGCCTGCTTTGGCTTCGTTCATGGCGAACGTCTCCCGTACCCACAGCCGGTCGCCGGGGCTGCCATGCCGGCAGCCATTTTGGCGTGGGAATCGCTGAAGGATCCCGTCGAGATTTGGCATTTCGTCAAACTCCTTTGCAACCCTCCGCGTCTGGGTCTTGCTGCCGTCGAGGATGGCCCGCACCATCGGGCCGCTGAACAGGATCGGTCGTTCTTTCATGGCTGGGCCTCCCCCTCGGCAGGCGGCTCGGGGTGGGCGAGGGCGGTCAGTCTGTTCAGCTCGGAGACGATCTCTTCAATTCGCATCATTACGCCATCGCGCAGGATGGCGGCACCGTCTGCGCAAACGCCCTCGGTGTAGCGGGTCAGGTCAGTCATTCGATGGTCTCCGCAGTGCAGCCAGGCCAGCGGTTCTGGCAGTAGCGAATGGCCCTGCCCCGGCTGGGCGCCGGGATGGTGATCGTCATGGGTCGCATCGAGGGGATCTTCACCTGCAGGCGATAAGGGCGGGTCGTCTCAGTCGGCAGTGGCCGGCTAAGGCCGGGGCCCAGGGCGGGCTGGTGCTCGTCGGAGTCGTACAGCGGTCGTGGTTGCCAGGCCATCATTCGTGCTCCATATCAAGGACTCGCTCAAGGGCGCGGACATAGCCATCCCAGTAGCGCTCGGAGTGGTGCTCCCTGCGCTGCGCTTCCCGCAGGCGATTCACCCCGTCGAGGTGAAGTCGAAGGACGGCGGCTCGGGGGACATCGAGCGGGGTTTCTTGCTCGGGCATGGTTCGATGTTGCGGGGGTCGTGGATGTTGGTGGTCTGCTGGCCGGTGCCGCGCAGCAGCAGGGCCATGAGGCTGCGGCTGCGGACGGTCACTACCTGGGCCTTGCGCCAGCCGCCCTGGTAGCGGACCCGGACGGGCTGGCCGGGTTCGTAGTCGGCGGTCCAGGCCATCGGAACCAGTCCCGCTGGCCAGCGCCCTGGTCGTATCGGCTCAGGTCGCGGAAGCTCTTGTCGAAGAACTCCGGGTGTTCGGTGAGGAAGCCCGGCGTGGGCAGCACCGGCTCGCCGGGTTGGCTGGTCTTGTTGAACTGCGAGATCGACCAGAGGCCACCCAGAAGGCCCTTCTCCAGGATTTGCTGCAGCGACTGCGGACTGATCAGGTGCATGGCGCCTCCTGCTGTTCCTTGAGCTGCCGCAGATAGCCCTGCCACTGCTCATCGGTCAGGCCCTGGGCCTCGGCCGCAGCGGGCCGCAGCGGGGGCTGGCCGCCGCCCACCACCTGGTAGGCATCTGGGTTCTGGATGTCCGGCGGTGGCAGCATCGAGCGCGCTTCGGTCGGCAGCAGCGCCAGCTGGGCAGGCTTGAACTGCACGAAACCCGGCAGGCCCTCGGCAGGGCCCCAGCTGCGGTTGGCCAGCCCCGCCTCCCGCCGGTACAGCGGGGCCATCAACTCCCGCCAGGTGGGGTAGCGGGTAAAGCCGGCGGGCAGCGCCTGCACCCACTGCTCTGCGGCCCACATCAGCTGCGGGTCGTTCACCTCGGGGAACTCGGAGGTGAAGCTGTGGAACTTGAGCTTGCAGACATGGGCGCTCCAGCGGTCGGCCTCCTTGAGCCGGAGGTGGCCCGCAACCATTTCGGCCACGGCCAGGAAGGTCTCGCGGGTCACCATGACGCCAGCGCCTCCCGCATCGCTGGGTCGGTGGGCGTCGGGCGGGTGCCGGCCGCAGCGGCCAGGTCGGAGCGGTCGAGAAACTCAGGCTTGAGCGCCTGCCAGCCGTGCTCCATTCCGGCCTTAGCCAGCTGCAGCTGCAGCTCCCTGGGCAGGCGCGCCACACGGTTGACGCTGCTCAGCCAAGCGGCCTCAGTCCAGACGGCCTTGGCCTTGTGTTTGCTCCAGCGGGACTCGTTCCACCACTGCACCAGCAGCGGCTGCGCTTCCAAGCAGACCTGGCCCAGCAGGTCGCCGCCCAGCTGGGCCTCAAACCGGGCAGCCTTGGCCACCTTCACCTTGGGGAGCTCCACCGGCGGGGTTGGCACCACCTCCAGCGCAGGCGGCTGGGCCACTTCCACGTAGCCGCTGGATCGGCCGGCGTAGAGCGCCACCCGCTCGAGGGTGCGGAACTGCTCGCCGCAGCCCTGGCAGATCCTGATGCGCAGGTCGGCCTCGGGCCGGGCCCGGGTTTCGATTACCCGGCTCTTGTCGTGGCCGCAGTGGGGGCACTTCATTGGCCTGCCTCCTTGGGCGCCCACTCCCCGCACCAGTCATCGCGGAGCACCAGCGGCCACACCGCATACTCCCCGCCATTGATGCCAGGCCGTGGTGCCATCCGGCAGCACTTGGCTCTGTTCTGATCCCACCTGTTCATCGGCCGGCTGTACCTGCAGTTGATGCAGTTCTGGTCAGCGACGGGCGGGTAGCTGTGATTGCTCATCCCAGATCACCTTGAGAAGGATTGATTGTTTGTTCATGGGGGATTGCTCCCACTCGGCAACGATTCGCTTGAGCACCGTCACCCGGTCATCGACCCAGAGGATCCCCTTGCCGGCATCCATCACGGCGCCAGCCAGGTTGTCCAGATCGCTGGTGCCTGGCCCGCGGAACGTGAACTGCACGCACAGCAGCTGCCCTTTCTGCAGCGGCGGGATCGTCCACCACTCGCCGAGAATTGCCCGGCACTGCTTCATCCAGCTGGCGTACTTGGTGTCGGTGTAGGCATGGCCGCTGAATCGCGGCCTGGCCTTGGGCTGGAGCGGCAGCGGCAGCTCGAAGTCGGCAGAGCGCACCGTCATCAGAAGGGCACTTCCTCTTCGCTCGGATCACCCCCAAGACCGAAAGGGTCCGGGTCGCCGCTCTCCTGCTCGGGCAGCGCGAAGCCTTCCTCAGCATCACCAAACGCCGCGGCATGGTTGGGCGGGGTGTACGGCTGATAAGTGATCACCCGCACCGCTTCAAGCTGCAGGCTGATGCCCTTGCCGCCTTCGGGGCTGTCCCAGGAGTAGTAGGTGAAAGCCACCTTCCCGGTGCTGCCGTTCCCGATCAGCATGTCCACGGGCCATGGCTGACCCTTGGCGTCCTGGACGATGGGCGGCGGCAAGGGCGTGCCTCGCTTGGTAGCCACGTTGCGGCTGAAACTGAACTTCCACAGATCGGTCTCGTCGCCCTTCTCATCGAGGTATGTCTTGACCGGCATGCCGTTCTGGCCGGGTCGGGCCGCAGCGCCGTGCTCGGCGACGAACAGCTGCTTCAGCTTCTTCACGAAGGCCTGGGCCTCGGCGTCCCCCTTGGGCATCAGCAGCTCGATGCTGTAGGCCTCCTTCTCCGATGCCTTCCCGGCGTTCTGGATACCGGGGGTCAGGATCTTCGCCCACATCAGGTCGCCCAGTGGGGTGACCATGGTCTCTCGCGCCATGTTGTGCTGCATCCATGCAGAGTTGCAGCAGCACTCTGCCTCCTAGGGGCTTCACCGTCAAGCACCTAGGAGAACAGGTAGGGGTTTTGGCCGATCCGCCCTTCATCCAGGGTGCCCACAATCGGCGGCCTCGGAATCCTTAAACCCTTTGCAGCGCCTTTGATCTCGGCTGTGATCTCAGCCAGCCAGTCCGGCCGGTACAGCTCGGAGATCCGGTAGCTGAGCGTCGTGCTCAGCCACTCCGCATCGCAGGGCGCAACGGCAAAACAGTCATGGTTTGGCAGCATCGTGACACCTTGTGCTGCACCCTCGTTGACCATTGCCCACACCAGCGCCGCATCGAAGCTGTGGATCAGGTTGGCCGTGATCCCCCTTGTGGTCTCCCGGCCGCTGAGCTCACCCGGCACGGGGTCATCGAGCACGGTCTGCCACCGCCGGCTGCCATGCAGCAGCGTCCTCACCTTGCTGGTGCCGCTCAGCTCCTTGCCCAGCTGGATGGGCAGCCCCATGGGTGACGTCCACCGCAGCGGGGCGTTCGCCTTCATGCACTGGCGGCACGCATCCTTCAGCCACTTCTGCAGGGCCACCGCGCCACCCAGCCGGGCGCCCACGGCCAGGCCGAACTTCCGCGCCAGGTAGCGGCAGGGAATCAGCCGCTGCTCCTCCAGCTTGTCCAGCCCCACCATCCCCTCGGCCTCGTCCAACTGGGCCACCAGCTGCTCGGTCAGCCCCAGCAGCTGGGCGCCGTAGACGGTGGACATGACGGGCAGCTTGGCCATGGCCCTGCTGATGCCACGCTCCAGCCACTCCCGCGCCAGGCGCTGCTCCCGGTAGCTGCCGGCCTCCAGGTCGCTGCGCAGCAGCAGCGTCACCTCGGCGGCCACCTCCTCGTAGAGATCGTGGCGGGTGGTGCCGATCAGGTTGCACGCCCGGGCAATGGCCTGGTCGCGCACCAGGGCGGCCATGATCCCCGGCCCGCTGGTGGTCTGGTCCAGCCGCACCAGCTGCCGGATCGGCCGGGACGGATCCTCCAGCCATAGCTGCATGGCCCGGCAACACTGCAGGAACTGCCAGGGCTCCTTGGCATCGCGCCACAGGTGGGCCCGCTCTACCGGATCCTCGGCCGCGGCCAGCATCCTCTCCAGTTGATCCCGGCCCCACTGCAGCCGGTCCACCCAGCTGCCCTTGATCCCCCAGTGGATCGCGGCTGCCTTGAAGATCCAGTCGGCGGCGCGGTCGTCGCAGGGCCGGGCATTGGCCACCAGCACCTGGGCCTTCTCCCAGTCCGGCCCCTGGTGGGTGGTGGCCCGGTTGGCGGTGTAGACCCTGCCCCGCATGTCCATGCAGTAGCTGAACCAGATCGACTGGCCGGCCAGCTGCTCGGCCTGGCGGATTGATGTCTCGATGGTGTTGCGGATGCGGGCGTTGATCCGGCGGTCGTTGTGGCAGGCGTCCAGCTCCCGGTGGCGCTGGGCCATCGCCTCACGACCCACCAGCTCATGGGGCATGGGCGGCAGCTCAGGCGGCCGGCTGCTCACCGGGAACAGGCCCCGGATCGAGGCATCCCAGGCGATCCGCTGGTGCTCCACCATCCAGGGGTCGATCTCCAGCTGCTGCGCCTGCAGGGTGTTCACCACCCGCAGGGCAGGGGCCAGCGCCTCGGCGGTGAGGTAGTCGAGGGGGTGGCCCTGCCGTGAGCGCACCAGCCGCTGAGTGTTGCCCAGGTGGCCGCCGCCGGTCATCCCCGCCCATGGCCTGGGCTGGGTGAGCATCGGCAGCTTGCGGGCTGGCCTGGGCCGCGGCGGATTGGCGGCGATGACATCGGCCACCGCTGCAGCGGGCGCCAGCTGCAGGCCGCGGCAGCTCACCGACTTGAAGGTGCGCAGCAGCTGGGTCTCGGTGATGATCAGCTCGAGCAGGAAAGCACCCACCTGGAAGCGCTCCTCGCGGGTCCAGGGGGCGGCCGTGATCCCCAGCGCCTTGAGGTTCTCGGTTGATGCCAGGGCCTTGCCGTGCCGGCGGCGGCCGATGCGCAGCAGGTCCTGGCCCCTGTCCTCAACCGGCAGCGTTCTGATCTCGGTCTCGATCGCCTTGCCGATGGCGTTGGCCATCGAGCGATGCGACCCGGGCCGGCTGATCCGGTCCAGCACCACGGTGAGCGCCACGGCAGCGATCGAGCGGGGCCCCTTCTCGCCCATGTGGAACAGCAGCCACATGCCGGCGTGATACGGGCCGGCCACCACCTGGCGGGTGATGGCCAGGCCGATGGTGTGCTCCAGCGCCAGGGCCACACGCTCGCCGTGGGCGCGGAGCAGGACGCTGCCGTACTCGGTGACGCTCTCGCGCTCCTGCCGCCGGAGCCTGGCCCGGTCGATCGCGGCGCGGTTGGCAGCGGCCTCCTCGGCCCGCTGTTCCAGATGCCGCTGCCGCTGCTCGGGGGCGGTGGATGAACTGCCGGATGCAGACAAGGTGCGGCATCGGTAGCGGGATGCACTTATTACACCCCACCCCCGCAGAGTTGATCAGTGGGCCCCGTACTGCAGTTTCGGCGGGACATCTGCAGGGATGCAGAACTGCAAAACGGTTTATGAGTCCGCTGCTTTCACCAGATAGCTAGACCCCCGGGCAGTTGTGGCCTGGGTTTTGGGGTTTTTGGGTGGATGCGGAGGATGCCGATTTCGGCACCGATCCGCATCCATTTCGGCAGCCACTCTACGGCTGGTGGATACATCCGATTGAGTTCAGGCCTCCAGCGCTGCCACGCAGCTGGCCAGGGCCTCGGTGTGAAGGTGGAGATAGCGCTGCACGCTCTGGAGCGAGGTCCACCCGCCGAAGGTCATCAGCTGATGCAGCGGGATCCCACGGCTGGCCAGCTTGCTGGCGCAGGTGTGGCGGGTGCAGTGGATGGTCAGCGCCTCGTCGTTGATGCCCAGCTGCTCCTTGGCCTTGCTGAACAGCCAGCGAAACTCGCTGTAGCGGTAGGGCCAGACCCGATGGCCCGGGACGGCCGGCAGATGGGGCAGCAGGGCATCCATGGCCCGGCGGGTGAGCGGGATCGAGCGGGCCCGGTTGGCCTTGGTCTCCCAGAAGGTGACGCGGGCCCGCTCGATGTCCACGTCCTGGCGCTTGAGCTTCTCGATCTCCCCCCAGCGGGCGCAGCTCTCCAGCAGGAACACGAACAGATCGGCCGCGGCGGGCTGGCCCATGGCCCGGAACGCATCGCAAAAGCCGGTGATCTCCTGCTCGGTGAAGGTGCGGTCCTTGGTGTTGCGGTTGGTCAGCTGCCGGGGCATGGCCGGGATGGCGCCCAGGTGGCCGTGGAGCACGGCATCGCTGAACATGGCCCGCAGGCAGCTGGTCTTGGCGTTGACGGTGCCGGGGCGGTTGCCGCGCTGGAGCAGCAGCTGGCGCCACTCGTTCACCATCGGGGCGGTGATGCTGCCCAGCTGGGTGAGCGGGCCAAAGTGATCCACGGCGGCCTGGGAATAGATCGAGGCGGTGCGCTCGAAGGCCTTGCCGGCCCAGCGGATGCGCAGGGAGAGGTCGCGGGCGTCCTTGATGGTGATGCCGTCGGGCTCGCCGACCTGGCGGGCCACCAGCAGCTCCAGCATCTGGCGCTTGGCTTCGAGGGCCTCGGCTTTGGTCTTGCGCTTGGCGGTGCGGCGGGTGCCGCCCACGGTGACATCGGCGATCCAGCCATCGGCTGTCCGCCGGACTGATCCGGCCATGGTGGTTCTCGGTGGTGGTGGTGGTGGTGTTCAGATGCGCTGCAGTTGCTGCAGCAGGGTGCGGCCCTTGCTGGAGAGCCGAACCAGGAAGCGCCGGCCCTCGTCCGGGTCGCGCTCCACGGTGAGCAGCCGGTAGCCGCGGTCGCCGTGGCGGTTGCGATCGGACAGGGCCGACACGCTGCGGGAGACGCTGGAGTTGGTGAGGTTTAGGGCCTCCTCCAGGTGCTCGAAGGTGCAGTGCTCGGTCGCGGCGACCTCTAAGAACAGTCGCGCTTGATGGAGCGGGAACCTAGTAGGGTCCTGCGCTGCAAACACAGCCAGGGCTTGGGAAAGCGAAGCCAAATCCATGGGCCCATGTGGCAACGGTTACTAGGAGTCTGGCACCGATGCAGAGCAAGGCGGCGCCGGCCGCCGTGCTCCTCGACCCACAGGTTCAGCTCCCGCCAGCCGGTAGGGAACGGCAGGGCGATCGACGCGATCAGGGCTATCCGCATAGGGCTGATGGTGCAAACGTACTATCTATCAAATCACGGCCGTTCTGGGTTAGAGCCAGTCGGAACCCTGATTTATGGGGGTGTCTGGTCCGCCCGATCAGCCTCAGGTTGCTGCGTCGGGCGTTGATCCCGGTGGTGCCGCGGCCGCAGAGGATGAGCACCAGCCGCTCGGCCTGGCTGATGCTCATCCCCATCTGGCGTTGCAGTTCGGGCGCGCTGTCTGCGCCGGATGCGATGCGCAAGAGCGCCTCAACCGCAGCAGCGCTCAGGTACGGCTGGGCCGCCCGGATCCCGCGGATCATGGCGGCCACATCTGCAGGGGTGGCGCTCACAGCTTCGGCCTCCTGATGACCAGCCACACGCAGCCGACGGCCAGGGCCACCAGCCAGAAGAACTGGAACAGTGGCCAGAGGGTCAGCACCAGGGCGATCAGCGCCGGCACCCCCAGCGGCCGCAGCAAGCGGGCCAGGCGTCTCATCGGATCGCCTCCACTTTCTGCAGGGCGGCCGCGGCCACCTCCAGCTGGATCTCGGTGTCGGCCCAGCTGTCGTCCCCAGGCGGCAGGGCCTGAACCTGGGCGGCCAGCAGATCGGTGAGCAGTTGCACCCTGGGGCGCAGCAGCTGGGCCAGCAGGGCGGCCTCGATCGGTGTGATGCTCATGCGATTGCCTCCAGAACGCGGGCGGGTTTGGTGGTGGTGCGCTTGCGGGTGCGCGGTGATCTCTTGGGTGTGGGCGCGGGCGCCGGCTCGGGTGCTGGTGCTGGTGTTCGTGTTGGTGCTGGTGTGATGGTCACGGCGGGCCGGGCCGGCCGCCAGCCCGCCAGCAGCAGGGCCAGGGCCAGCCCGTGGGCCAGCAGGGTGCGCAGGGCCAGGGCCACAGCCCAGCAGCCCAGCAGGGCCAGTTCCGCGGTCGCTGGTGGTGTGTTGTTCATGGTGGTGATCAGAAGGGGTCGTTTTCCATCGAGTCGTAGAGCGCTTCGCGCGCCATTGCTTCGCGGATTTGCTCCCGCTCGATCTGCAGTGCTTCGGCTTCGGTGTAGCCGTGTGTCATCCAGTAACCGGCGATCGTTTCATCCCCGGCTGTGACTTTGCGGGCCATGGTGTTCTCGTTGGTGGTGATGGTGGTGGTGTGCTGGCGTGAGACCAGCAGGGAGCGGACGGATCCGCTCCGGGCTGGTGTCGGGTGATCAGGCCTCCTCGACGGTGAAACCGCGCTGCCTGAACCATTCGGGCTCAGTCCCAAACAGTTGAGCCGGGATCTTCTGCGATGCGATCGCGTGACAGTGCAGCCGGATCCGTTCGCACTCAAACCGCGGACAGGGATCGTCAGGGAGCCGGGTAAAGGTCCGGCCCTCAGCCTTGAACGTGTCGCCGACCTTGATGCGTCGCATGGCTCAGGCCTCCTCGGCTGGTGCCTCGGGCGCGATCAGGTCGGCCGCCTTCTTGGCTGCCCCCAGGGCCTTGAGCAGGGCCCGCGGGTCCTCCTTCAGCACCTGAATCCAGCTGTTCAGATAGCCGGCGTGGTGCTGCAGTTCAGAGCCGATCTGCAGCCGGCGGCAGAGGATGGCGCTGCCCATCTCGGCCACCAGCTCCTCGCGTGCGTAGCTCGGGCTGCCGAACTGGCCGGACAAGTTGCGGGCAAGGCGGCTTTTGTGGCCGGTGCTGTGGATCGCTTCATGGGCCCACACCGCGGCGAAGTTCTCGCGGGTGTCAAAGGCTCGCGGCTCTGGCAGGGAGATCCGATCCAAGCTCACGCTGTAGCAAGCGAGGGCGCCGCCGGTCTGGGCCTTGACCTCCCAGGCGGCCAGCACGTCCTCGGCATGGGCCAGGCGCTCGAGCTCGGGCCGGTTCTCGATGTTGCCGGTGGCCTCGTCGATGCGGCGGGCCAGGGCCCGGCCGGCGTCCTCGTCAACGCCCACCAGGTCGGCGGCATTGAACACGGGGACCAGCTTGTAGACGGTGAAGCTCCGGGCCTTGCTGCTGATTTCGCCGGGCTGGGCGTTGTCGTCCTCGATGGTGACGGGCCGTGGCTGGGCGATGCGGGCGGCCTTGCTGCCCTTGGCCGGGTGCCAGCCGTTGGCCTTGGCCTGGCCCGCTCCCATCCACAACGGCAGGGTGTTACCCCGGCTGAGGTTGCCCACCTCCAGCAGCAGGGGATTGCCCCCGCGGTACTGGTGGCCGGTGAGCAGGTTTCGGTGGGCGCAATCACCCACCCATGGACGCTGCCACGGGTTAAGGCCCTGCTCCATGAGGGCGATCAGATCGGCGGCCAGCTTTTCCTCAGGGGTGGGCCCGTCGTAGGTCCTGCGCTTGCGCGCTGCGGTCTTGGTCATTGGTGGTGGTGGTGGTGGTGGTGGTGGTGTGCTGCTGAGGGCAGCAGGGAACCGCCGTAGCGGCTCCGGGCTGTCGTCAGTGGCTGGCTTTGCCGTAAGGCTTCCGGCCGCTGAGCTTTTGGCGTCGGTCGTGGTCGCGTGCTTCCGCGGCCGTCACCAGTGGCACCCGGTCCCAAACGGTCCCGGTGTTGGCTGCTGTCATCGGTGCGCCCCCTTAGCGGTGTCCTGCATGGCTGCAGTGGGCGGCAGGGCGGGCACCGGCGGCACCAAGGCCGCGGCGATCATCCCGGCCGCTCCCAGGGCCGCGCAGGCCAGGCTGAAGGCGGGCGAGCTCCTAGTAGGCCGGCCGGCGCCAGTGGTGCGGCGTTGCAGCCGACGCGGCGCTGTGCGCCGTTTCGGATGCCCTGCCCCAGCCACAGCGCGCCAGGCCGGCTCGCGTGTGTAGGTCATCAGTTGTCCAGGTTCGGTGGTGGTGGTCTGCGTTGCTGCAGACCTTGCCAGTATGTAGGCAAACCGCATGGGTGCGGATTGGTTGGATGCTGGCGATCGTGTACTTGTAACAATTCGTTACCTGAGAATAGGAATGGGAACCATTCTCAAAAAAAAGGCAGGGCCGCAGCCCCACCAGCTCAACTCAGCGGATCCCCTATCCGTTGAAGGGCCAGGCGCCGCAGGCGATCGGGCAAGGGTGGGTGCTTGCTGGCCAGCACCGGCGCCAGCAGGGCAGGCCCAGGCCCGCACCGGCGCCAGCAGGGCAGGCCCAGGCCCGCACCGGCCGGCCCAGGGCGGCCGCAGGCCCCCGGCAGGGGGGAACCGGCTGCTCCACGCGCAGGGGACCCCACCAGATCACGCGACCCAAAATCGACCTTCAGCGACGGGGCAGGTCAGCAGCGGGGGCGAGGGGCGGGTGAGAGTTCTGCGTGGATGCAGCTGGTGCGCCCTGCGGGCCAACCCGGCGGAAGCTGGGCGGCGGGGTGTGTGGTGTGGCGGGGCTGGTGGGTGTGGAGCCCGGCTGTAGGCGGGTTGGGGCTGTTGCGGCTGTGGGTGGGTCGTCTTGTTGTCCCTACTGGTTTTTCTCCCTCCAGTAGAGAGATCAGAGATCACGCAAAGTTTGCAGTGGTGCAGAGGGCCCTGGTGGGGCTACATTGCAGTCATGTGAAATCTGCAGGTAGCAAACCCCTTGCCCTCACTGGGTCGGATCCAGCGAGAGCAACTTCCTAGGAGGCCTTGCCTACTAGGTTTGGGGCGCCTGCGGGACCTGTGAAACCGCGAGCACATGAAGCCTAGAGAGGACGGTCAAGAGGACTTCTGCATGGTTGGATTCGAGGCCATCAGCGAGCTGGTGGGTGCTGCCACCCGGGAGAAGCGGCTGCAGCCCCGCGACGGAACGGTGTTGTGGATGGTGGTGGCCAGCGTCAACTGGCGCAGCGGGCGGGCCAGCGTGACGGCCGCGGCCATTGCCAGCGACCTGGGGCTCAAGATGACGCAGTGCGCCTCCTCGATCCGACGGCTGCAGGCCGAGGGTTTGATCGCCCGCGGCATCGACCCCAGATCGCGGCACTCGTTCTTCCTGCTCAACCCCCGCTTGAGCTGGGTTGGGTCAACGCAACGCCGCGGCCACCTCTACAAGCAATGGGACGAGCTGACGAAGATCCCCAAGCTGGATGAGTTGGACGAGGCTGGGTAGGGTGTGACTGCTCTCCACCGCTGCAGCGATGTCTGCCAACCAGTCGGCCAACGTCTACCTGGACAGCGCGGTGCGGTGTGCGATGAGCAAGTTCAACGGGTCGGTGGTGCCGCTGTGGCGCATCTGGCGGCGGATTGTTGAGCTCGGTGCTGCAGCCCCAGCGTTCATCGCCCCGCAGGTCACGGCGGTCCAAGCACGGGTGACGGGCTTGAACGCACTCACCAAGTCGGCGCTGGCGGCGCTGCTGCTGGCGGACTGGGGGGAGACGGTGGACCCGGACAATTTCACCAAGAACCAGCTGATCGAGAAGGTGCTGGCCTACGAGGGCACTTGGGTGGAAGTGGGCTACACGGTCGGTTGAGCTACATTGTGATGACCTGCTGGGGTGGTTCCCGGGGTTCCACTGAATCGAGAGCAGCAGCGAAAGCTCTGATTCATGTGATTCGGTGGTGGTGTGAGGGCCTTTCTGCTCCGGCAGGGGGGCTCTCTGCATGAGCGTCTACCCCATCCCGCCCGAACTGGGCATCGGCCGGTTCGCGTACTTCTTCTGCTACATCCTGCGGGAGCTGGGGCTGGCCGAGGAGCCGACCAAGCAGCAGCTGCGGATCTGCGAATGGGATGAGGTGGGCCCCGACCGGACGGTGACGGTTGGGTTCCGCGGGATTGCCAAGAGCACGATCAGCGGCGCCAGGGCGCTGCATCGGCTGCGCATCGACCCGGAGGGGGAGAAGATCCTGATCCCCGGTGCGACCGAGACCAAGGCCGAGGAGATCACCACCTTCATGCAGCGGTGCATCCGGGAGATCGACCTGCTGCAGTGCTTGGCGCCAAGGGATAACCAGCGGCAGTCCGTGCTGGCGTTTGATGTGGGCCCAGCAATCATCGGCGGTGACGGTGCGCCATCGGTGCGGGCGTGCGGGATCCTCAGCCCCTCGTTGACCGGCAAGCGGGCCACGATGATCATCCCGGATGACATCGAGACGCTCACCAACTCGATCACACCGCTGAAGCAGGAGCGGTTGTGGCAGGCCACCACGGAGTTCGAGTCGATCCTGCTGCCGGATGCGGGGCAGCCGCTGCCGCGGCAGATCAGCTTCCGCGGCACGCCGCACCTCGAAACCTCGATGTACTGGCGGCTGGTGCGCGAGCGCGGGTACAAGATGCGGATGTGGCCGGCCCGCTACCCCAAGCCGGATGAGCTGGATGTCTACGACGGCTGCCTCGACCCGCTGATGGTGGAGGAGGTGACCACCCATCCGCAGCTGGTGGGTGAGCCGACGGACCCCGAACGGTTCGATGACACGGAGCTGGTCAAGCGGGAGACGGGCAGCACCAAGGCCAGCTGGCAGCTGCAGTACATGCTCAACTGCCGGCTGAGCACCCTCGACAAGTTCCCCATCCGCCTGGGGGATCTGATCGTGATGGCGCTGGACGGGAAGGCGCTGCCGGAGGTGGTGAGCTGGGCATCAGGGTCGGAGCAGCGGATCAACGAGCTGCCCTGCGTGGGCCTTGGCGCTGACCGCTACTACCACCGGCCGATGACCGTTCAGGGGTGGCTGGCGAAGGCAGAGAAGTGGCGCAGCGTGCTGGCGATCGACCCATCCGGCCGCGGCAGTGACGAACTGGCCTGGGCGGTGGTGGCAGAGCTGAACGGCAACCTGTTCCTGCTCGAATCCGGTGGCACCACCCGAGGGTATGAGGACGATGTGCTGGTGATGCTGGCGAAGATCGCCAAGCGGTGGGAGGTGAACGCTGTGATCCCTGAGCCCAACTTCGGCGATGGGATGTTCAGCAAGATCCTGCAGCCGGTGATGCAGCGCATCTACCCCTGCTCAATCGAGGAGGCGCCCAGATCAGCTGGGCAGAAGGAGCGGCGCATCATCGACGTGCTGGCGCCACTGGTGCAGCAGCACCGGCTCGTAGTGAACAGCGAGCTGATCCGCAAGGACTGGGAGGGCGCAGAGCGGGACGTGGACACGGGCCACCCTCGGTCACTGATGTACCAGCTGAGCCGGATCACGACCGACCGGGGGAGCCTGCTGTACTACGACCGGATCGACGCCCTGGCGATCGCTGCAGCCCATTTCGTGGAAGCCGCGGCCCAGGACCAGGAGCGAGCAGCCCGAAGGCGCCAGGAGGAGCTGGTAGAGGCCTCCCTGGCGGCGTGGTTCGATGAGACGGGGGCGCGTGTGGATGCGCTGGCGCTGGGGATCATCCCAAAGGGCAGCGGCGCCACCGGTGGCGTCAGGCGCTAGCCGGCGGGCGGATCGGCACCACCTTGGCCTTCTCCTCCAGCGTGCCGAAGCTGTGCAGCTTGCTGGCCATCCGCTTCATCGCATCAGCAGCGGTGCCCTCGATCGGTGCGGCGCTGATGTTGTTCTGCTTCATCAGCTGGGTGAACAGTCGCCGATCCTCGGCGCTGGCATCACCGTTGCGGATCTTTTCGACCAGCTCATTGACGATGAGCTTGTGGCCCTCGTCATAGAGCTCTCGCAAATCGCTATCAGCCACGGTTGCATGGGTGCAGAGATCTGTCCCCATGATGACAAAGGCCCAGACTGGCGACTACGCCGAACACTTCGACCCCAGCAAGCCCAACCACCGCGATTGGTTGCTGGCGGTTCTGGGCCGGGTGATGGCGCACGAGCCCCAGTCCTTTCTTGACCCTGGCAACTCTCTGCACCGTGAATGGCTGAAAGCGCTGCTCGATCAGCTGCTGAAGCATGAGCCGGATGCGCTGAAAGAAGGCGGCAAGCTGCGCGAGCTATGGAAGGCTGACGCCACGGTGAAGGCTGCCAACCCGCTGGTTGGCGTGCCCTACTACAGCCAGCGCGACTCGGGCCAGGTCAGCCAGCGGGATCGAACTTGTTTCTCGTCCAGTTGCGCAATGCTCCTGGAGGCCGTCAAGCCCGGGACGCTGAAAGGGGCCAACGGAGACGACCAGTACCTGGCGGTGGTGCAGCGCTTTGGGGATACCACTGACCCAGCAGCGCAAATCAAGGCCCTGGCGCACTACGGGGTGACGGCCGAGCGGGTGATGGATGCCGATTTCCAACTGATCGAGCGTCAGATCGCCCGCGGCATCCCCGTGCCCTGCGGCTATCTGCATCGCGGTCATGTTGACCGGCCGCAAGGCGGCGGCCACTGGCTGACCGTTTATGGGCACACCTCAACCCATGTGACTGTCCACGACCCCTGGGGCGAACCCGACCTGATCAGCGGCGCCACTCTCGACGCCAACGGCAAGGGGCTGCGCTTCACCCGCCTCAACTTCGGCAAGCGATGGATGGTCGAGCCGATTGGCGGCGGTGCCCACCGCTACGCCCCTGGCAAGGGCTGGGCCATGGTCGTCCACGCCGTCCGCTGACACCCACGGCAGTGCCGGCAGGCGGCCGCCAGAGAGGCCTCTGAGGCGCTTCGGGAGGCTGGTGCCGATGAAGTGGCCGGCGGGTTCGATGAAGGCCTTGAGCGCGACCAGCTGGACCATCCTGGCCAGCAGGGATGCCGCCACGATGTCCCCGACAATGCGGACATCGTCCAGGGACCACTTCATGGGTCGTGGTGGACGAAGCGCCCCTTCTCGTCGCGGGGTCGCTCGATGCCGGCAGGCGGGCGGCGCAGCTCGGGGTTTTCGGTCCAGTAGCCCTGCTCGTAGGACTTCTTGGCCACGGAGAGGCCCATGACAGCCAGGGCGGTGTTCCAGCGCTCAGCCGTCCAGCCGCCGGTGCCGGCGTAGATCAGGCCGACGGCAACGGGAAGGATCAGGGAGATGTCGAACTGGCCGGTGATGCGTGTCCTCATCGGTCGCCCTCAAGGTGCCTGATCCGGCTTTCGTGGTTCTCAAGCCATTGCTGCACTGCCTGGAGGGTCGAGGTGATCTTGCCCTCGAAGCGACCTGTCACGAATGCGATGCGCCAGAGCGCTGCTACGCCAGCACCGCTTATGCCAAGAAGCGTGAGGGATTCGGCAATGCCCACGGCGAGCTGGTCTGCACTGCTGCAGCGTAACGACCAGGCAAGAGGCGGCAAGTACCCGCCGGCTGCGCTACGGCTGCACCAGATCAGACCCCATCCAGTCGCCGGGGATCGCCAGCAGCAGCGCCAACGGCAGGGGCAGGGCACCCAGCAGCCAGACCATCCCAGCAGCCACCAGGGCAACGGCAGCGGCGAATCGGATCAAGCCGGGCGTTCTTCCTCCAGCAGCCACTGCGCAATCAGCCGCCACTGGTCCGGGGAGAGCGATGGCCTGGCGTGCAGGTAGTCGGCACGTTCATCAGCATCCCGTAGCAATCGCCGGGCGAGCTGTCGCTTGTGGTCGCAAATTACTCTTACTCGGTCCATTGGATCCTGACCAACGCTGCAAAAAACAGCACAGTAATCAGCAGTATGGGCGACATCCCTACTGCCAGCATCCCAACCTCGGTCCAGGAATGGTTGGGGCAGGTCATAAGAGGTAGGGCATGGTAGCGGCCGTGACTAAGGGGGGTGGGTTTGTTATGCGATGCGGTAGCGGACGATCACGATGCCGGAGCCGCCGGTGGCGCCGGTGGCGGAGCCTGCGTTATTCGCCCCGCCGCCGCCGCCGCCTGTATTAGCTGTGCCGTTTGTGCAATTATTCGTGCCTGACACAGTAGAGGCTCCTTGGCCGCCGCCACCAAGGCCACCAGGTTGCGGTGTGGCCGAATTATCCGACATCCCGCCGCCGCCGCCACCGTAATAAGCAGTGCTTCCCGTAATAGACGATGCGATCCCTATCCCTCCAGCGCCACCTACTGAAACAGAAGAAATATCTGATCCGGCAGCCCCAGCACCTCCACCACCACCGCCGCTTGAACTGCCACCATAGCCGCCTTTAAATCCTTGACCGCTTGTCCCATTGCCAGGATTAGCACTACCACCACCACCACCACCACCGCTGCCGCCATTGCCGCCATCACCAGGCCTTCCTCCATTCCCTCCGCCGAAAGCAGTTACTCCTAAAGCTGAACTGTTGCTGCCGCTTACAGCGGCTGTTGCTGAGGTGGCTCCAGATCCGCCACCGCCAACTGCGATTGTATAAGTTTGCGCATTTATTTGCATTGCCCCCGTCAGGACGCCGCCTGCGCCACCACCCCCACCCCGCACACGACCACCACCCCCACCACCAGCAACCACCAGATACTCAAACTCCCCACCATTCACCACCGTCAGCGTTGATGTGCCGACAGTGGCAAAGGTGTGGACGCGGTAAGTAATGCCGCTAACCGTGACTGTGGTTTCATTGCCGCCTGTGGCGGCGGGATAGGACGGACCAAACCGATAAGGATTAAGAAGCCACATGTCAGCCCAGCCCCTCCACAAACTCAGCCGGAAGGTCGAATCCCGAGGCCAGCAATTGCATCTGCGCCGCCAGTTCGGCTGACACCAGCCCTGCACCCGCCGCATCGCCCCAGGCAGCGAGGAACGTTGCAGGGTCGCCTTGGGCGGCCTGCCCCAGGCCCACGCCCATCATGTCGCGCAGCACTGGATTCACCGCTTCGATGGCCCACAGCAGCGCCTTGATCTCGTCGCTGCCCGCCAACGACAGAGCAAACTGCACCCACCTCGGCGTCGGAGTAACCACAGCCGGCGGCAGCTCCACCAGCTCCCACCCCTTGCGCAGCACCAGGGCATCGAGATCGACGTCCTGGGTCGGCTCCAGCCCGTAGATCGCCGGGTCGTAATCCGTGGGCGGCTCGGCCTGCTCAATCCAGAGCATCACCACCGGCGGCTCGAGGCCCACCACATCCTCATCATCCTGCCGGGGCCAGCGGATCAGCGTGTCTGAATCAGGGTTGTAAAGGATCCTCGGCATGTTCACACCCTCCGAACGTAAAGGCCGACCTTGAGGCCAGAGCCCGCCGTTGAGCTGCCAACCTGATCAATATCGATCGTCATCTCCGCGTCATCCGCCAGAGCTGAATCGCTAATCACTGCAGGCGTCGCCGCAGTCGTGCTGGTTTTCTCCGTGGCATCAATGCTCAATTTGGTGCTGAGCACGCTCACGCCACCCTCGTTCACATCCACCACAAGGTTGGCGCCTGCCGGGGCCGTGGTCACGCTCGCCCGCACGCTTAGCAGCGTCGCCGCGAATGGCATCCTGAAGGTGATCTTGGCCGCGCCAGTGGTAAGTGCTGTCGGCTCATCAGAGCACGCCACCCACAGCCACTCCTCGACTATCGCAGGCCCCGGCGAGCCTCCCTCCCCGCTGTCCATGTCGAGGCCGCCGAGCAGTGGGTTGAACTTGAACTTGACGGCCATGATCAGCTCTTGGTAACGGTGGCCAGCAGCCCGTTGCTGTAGGTCAGCGTCAGGGTCGCAACGGTGTTCCCGAACTCCCCGCCAGCCTTGTAGACGACCTGGCTGACCTGGCCGTTCGAGTAGGTCAGGCTGATGTGGTCGTGCTCAGGGATGCCCAAGCCGCGCTGGGCCAGGCCAAAAGGTTCAGCAGCCATTGGGACGCAGCGGGTCTCGCCCTATTCTGCAGGGGTGCAGGACAGGCTGCCAGCTCACCCCCACGGCAGCGGCATCGGCACGATGGCCGGGTTGCGCTTGGCAGCCAGGACCCCCGCCAGGCCGGCGCGGAGCTGCTCGACGGTGGACTCGCCCTCGCCAGCGCGGGCGTCGATGGTGGCTTCCAGCCAGGCGATGACGGTAGCCGGGGTCAACTCGGAGTAGGCGGTGAAGTCGTCCGGGTCGGCGGCACCCAGGGGCACATCGCCGTAGGCATCGGTGGTGTTGATGCCATCGGTGCCGAACAGCCGCCAGTGGATCTTGCGCACCACGTCGGTGAGTTCGCCCTCGGTGGGTGCGGCGTCAAGGCGCTCAATGCGCCAGGTGTAGGTGACAGTGGGCTCAGGCATTGGAGGCGTCCTCGGTGGGAGTGGGGGCTTCGATCAGCTCGACGCCAGCCAGGAAGGCCTGGAGCTGACCAGCGGCGAACTGCTGAAGGATGGGATCACCGCTGGCGCGTGCAGCGGCGTAGGAGTTGATGAGCTGGAGCAGGGTTTCTTTCACGGGGATCAGGCGCCGATGAGGCCGTGCGAGGTGAGATCGTCGATGAGCGCTTTGACACGCTCAGCGAGCTGCTCGGTGGTGACGTTGGAGGTGGCGAACGTGGTGCGGGTGGCAGTGCCGCCGGCCGCTGCCCAGCCAGTCTTGCGAGACCCGACCACATTGTTGGTGCCGACCATGAAGGAATCGGCGGCGCTGGTGAGCTGGATGTTGCCGGTGACAGAAAGGCGTTCGGTGCCGCTGGTGTTGTTGATTTGGATGTTGCCTTGCGGCGTTACGCGCATACGCACGGGCAGAGTTGTATCGCCAACCTGCCGTGTTGCCAAAAGGATCTCCGTCGGAGTTGCCCCTCCTCCAGGGGTTCCATTCACTCTGGCGCTGATCCTCGCATTGCCAATAAGCGCAGTGCCATCAGAAGCACTGAAAAGAAGAATGCCAACGGTGTCTCCGTCTTGGAGTGGAGCATCGCTGCCAACGGTCGAACCCCGGCTCGCGGCCAGAATGAGGCGCGGAGTCAGATTCCCGGAGCTGGTTCCTGTAACGGCAATCGTTGCTGTTTCGGCAGTAGATCCCTCGACCTGTATAGCAGGCCTGTATTGTTCGCCTCCAAACGCGAGCCCTACCGTGAAGTTTGTCCGATCTGGGCCAATAACAATCCCTTTTGAGCTTAAAATCCTAGCCCAAGAGTAGACACCATCTGCCTTGATCGATGCGTACGTCTGCCCATCCGTCCCCAGCACCGTCGCACCCGGCATTGCCGCCGCGTCATACGGAATCGGCAGTGCAGTCTCCTGCAACCCCTCCGTGCGGAACCTGCGGCCTGAGCCTGTGCGGATCTTGTCGAGTGTCATCAGGGTGCCTCTGAGTCAGGTGCGTGTGTCTGGGCTTCCAGCTCGCTGGCGCTGCCAAAGCACATCAGAGAGTTATTCGTTTCAGCCCTGATTTGCAGCCGGTCCCCCACGGTATTGGCTGGCTCTTTCAGGAGCCTGCAGCCCTGGATTTGCAGCGCCACCGTCTCCCCGGCCGGCACCAAGACCTGAGGCGTGAGCGAAATGCGAAGCGCGAAACTGCCCCGCATCTCCACGCTGACCTCAACCCATCGGGCCGTGGCAGTTGTATTGCGCACGATCAGCGGGGTCTCGATGAACACCTCGCCGGGGCGCAGCTCCCTGTCGGTATCGGCGGGATCTGGAATCGCGCCAGCATCCCCCGTCGCTGGAACTGAAAAGTCAGGCGCCTCGACAAGGGTGAACCAGGTGGTTGGGATCAGCCCGGTATCGGCTGATTGAAGCCGAGGAATGAACAGCTGGAGAGGCTTGCCGCTGCTCGGTTGGTCGGTGTTGATGCGTGGCATGGATCAGTAGCTCCTGGAGATGACGGCACGGGTGACCCGGCCACGGATGGCTGAGTCGAACGGTGGGCCGCCGAGCTGGCCGGATCTCGCGTCGATCGTCAGCCCGCCGACGAATGCGGCATTGCCGGCGTCGTCCTGGCCGCTGAACTTCACCCGGGCGCCATTGCGCTGCACGATGCTGCGCTGGATGCGGCGGGCGGCCCGGCTGGGAGGCACCCGGAAATATTCCACGCCGGCCATTGGTGCGGTCCACTGGTGATTGATGGCGGTGATCTCGCTGCGCAGCTTGCGCCGCACCGTCTCCACCGGCGTTGGCGCGGGGCCGGATCCCACCTCGGACCAGTAGTTGTCCATCGTGGCCTTGAGGCGGGCCACCAGGGCATTGACGAAGGCCACGGCGCCGCTGGTGAGCTGGCCACCGGCAATCAGCTGCGCGGCCAGGCGATCCCAGCTCGCCTTGAACGCGGCATGGAAGCTGTAGGCGTAGACGCAGGTGCCATCGAACTTGAACATGCCCTCGGCAAAGTTGAGCATCGGTCGCTCAAAGCCATGCACCAGGCTCGCCGCCAGCGCATCGAGGAACAGGCCGCTGTCGGTGCGGGTGAGTGTCTCGAATCCTGCGGGCCAGGTGTTGGCGCTGTGATTGGCCACCAGGAAGGACCACACATCGTTGATGAGCGCCACCCGCGCACCGTTGATGATCGTGGCGGCGTTGCCCTGGGTGGCGAGCACCGCTGGATTCACTTTCAGCGGCACCACCCGCTGGATGCTGCCCTCGCTCCAGAAGCTGTAATCACCGAACTGGGAGCTGGAGCCCGACACCACCATCTGGCCGCCATCGAGACACATGAAATGCCGGTGAGCGCCCACGCCGATGGCGTTCACCGGGTTCACAAAGCCCCGGTTGCGTGCCACATACCCCAGTCCATTGGCGGTGCTCGGGGTGAAGCCCCAGGTCATGATGTTGGGGTACACCGTGTAGGCGGACAGCACCGACGCATCCGCCAGTACGCAGCCGCCGCCACGGGGGTGCGCCGGGTTGCCGCCAGGCGCATCCATCGGCAGCGGTGTGGGCACATCCGTGGTCACGCTCGTCACCACGCAGTTCTGGCCATAGGGCACGCCGCCGGGGAGGATCAGAGCCCCGGGCCTGAACGCCATGGCGAACCCCTTGGTGGGGTTGTCGAAGTCGTCAATCCGCCAGCCGGTGAACTTCAGCCCGTAGAGGTGAACACCGTTGCCGCACAGGAACACATTGCGCTCCTCGTTACCGCTGGTGGGCCGGATCACGGTGCGGCGCTGCATGTTGCTGCTGATGATCGTGGTGAAGTCCGGCACCGGGATCTCGCCCGCCGTGCTCACGTCGCCAAGCAACTTGACGGTCCAGCCCACCTTGTCGCCCTGGGCCTCGATGATCTCCAGCGCCCGCTCGATGGACGCCAGCGCCCGGTCCTCGTTCCGCCCCGTGGAGTTGTTGTTGCCGCCAGGGGCTACATACAGCGTCTTGTGGACGTCGTGGCTGGGCCTTGCGGTAACAGTGATCGGCGCTGTGCCGTCGAATGGCACTCCGTTGATCGCCCGCGGGGTGGTGAGGCGATCTGCTCTGACCGCTGCGGCAGCGCTGACAGCAAAGCCTGCCGATGCGGCATAGGTTGCAGTCCCAGCGGCCTGCGACAGGGCCGCGAAGCGGCTGCGGTCGAGCAGCTCCTGGATCACATACAGGCTCTGCAGATCGGCCCGGTTGTGATCAAAGGCCTGAATTGTGGAGCCGTCGGTCCACTCCACCAGCTGTACCGCCTTGGGCGTGGCGCGGAGGATGGTCAGCTCCTGTCCATTGGGGGCAGGGTCAGTGAGCCGGATGCGGGTGTCGCTGATCCAGGTGAAGCCGCCAGGGGTGAACAGCTCTGTGGCGAGTGTGTCCTCGAAGTAGTCCCACCCATAGCCGACGCGCACATGGGCGCGGCTGAGATAGGGGAACGGCACATCGAAGTCCTTGGTGCTGCCGTTGCCGGGGTAGGTGATGTAGGAGAGGGACACCAGCTCTGCACGGCTGCAGACCTATTGTGCCCCTCCCTTGCGGGTGCGCTACCGCTGGGCCGGGACTGGCTGGCCCAGGGATTCCATCAGGTCGCGCAGCTTGTCGGTCTGACCCTTGAACGCCTCCCTGGCAATCGCTGCCCGCCGCTCGCGCCAGTCCTGGGCGGCGGGGGTGCTCGATGCCTCCAGCTGGTCCTGAGTGAGCAGCTGGTAGTAGTCGTAGACGCCCTGGATCATCTGCGATGCGGCCTGTGCGCGGCGGCGTGCTGGCGGCATGTCCCGCACTTCCAGATCGGAGGTGGTGCCGGGGAGATCCTGCATCCGCTTGTAGACCGGATCGTTGAACAGGGAGGTGAAGGCCTCGACGATCGTGCGGCCCTTGACGTGCTTTGAGAGGAACGGGCCCAGGTCGATCGTGGCGCTGCTGCCGCTCTTGGCCACCACCACGCCAGCGCCCGCGAACTGCTTGCGCATGTCGATCGGGGTTTCCAGCTGCATAGGGAAGCTCACCGACACCTTGCGGCCGGCCAGCGCCATCCGCGCCTCCAGGGGGATGTTGCCCTTCACGGCGCCGAAGGTGTCGTTGTACTCCTTCTGCAGCTCGCTGCTCATCGACACCCCCTCCAGCTGACGGGTGAGCAGTGGCCCGGGCAGGGTGAGGCGGCCCTGGGCGTCGAGCTCGGCATAGACCCGCTGGTTGGCGCGGGGCCACATGCGCGGGTGGAAGCGGGATTTCATCGCCTCGGCCCAGTCGGCGCCGAACTCCAGATGGATGGGCTGGCCCAGGAAGTCCTGCTCCTTGCGCGGTGCGCCGCCGGGGAGGCCCAGCAGGGGAATGGTGCCGAAGGCCAGGTTGCGCAGGGTGCGCTCCAGCTTGGCCGCCGGGTCGTCCTCGCCCAGCGTTGCCCGCTCGGTCGCATTGGGCAGCTCGTCCCGGTAGAAGTCGGTGGCATTGGAGCCGGTGGCCCGCTGCAGATCGCGCATGATGCCGCTGCCAGGCAGCTGGCCCTGGCCGAGCCACTGCACCAGCCGGGGCATCTGCTGTTCTGGATCGAGCAGCGCATCCACCAGCCGCTGCAGCTGGCCGAAGCCGGTCTGGCGGATGATCTGGCTGGTGAGCACCTGGGCGATCCCCCACCAAGCCTTGTTCTGGTCGAAGTTGCTGTATGTGCCGCTGACGAAGGTTTCCTTGAGGTCCTTCCACAGGAACAGGGTATTGAGGATCGGCAGGCCGCCCAGGTAGGGCACTCCCGCGATGCTGTTGGGCTTGTTGCCTTCCAGCAGCCAGGCGCGGCGGGCGTTCGGCTCCAGTGGTCCGTTGCCCTCGATCAGGCCCATCATGTCGAGGCCGGCGAACAGGCCCAGCAGGCCGCCAGTGGTCACCCATCCCGCCTGCACCTTGGCGATCTGCTCCTTGGTGGGGTTCTTGTCGAAGATGATCTCGATCGTTTCCGCCAGCGGCCCGAAGGTGAGGCGGGTGTCGAACAGGAACTGGTTGAACGGCGCCCGCCAGTAGGGCACCAGCGCATCGACGGCCCAGTGTTTGCGTGCTTCCATCACGGCCGTGTCGATGGCGCCGGGCAGGCCGCCCTCTGGCTTGGCCTGCATCCGGTTCCTGAGCGAGTAGGCCATTGCCTCCTGCGCCTCTGGCGTGTCCAGCGTGGGGCGGCCGTAGGTCTCCCGCACCCGCTCGGCGGTGATGATCGCCTTGATCTCGTCGTCGGTGATGTCGCTGCCCTTGAGCTTGTGCTGCCGGCGGAAGGCCTTGACGTTCGCCTCGGTGGGGGCGGCCTGGTAGAAGGCCTCCTCCATCTGTTTCAGCACCCACTCGTCGCGGGTGCGCTGATCCAGCAGGCCCAGCTGCACGCCATCGCGGCGGGCCTTGATCTCCAGGTCGTTCTTGAGCTTGAACACGAAGGCGTCGTAGCCCAGCACGCTGTCGGTGGCGCTCATCGCCCGCAGCGCGGGGGTGAGCATTGCCGGGTTCTTGCCGCTCCAGTGGTAGCGGAGCATGGCCACGCCAGCCTGGATCTTGTGGACCGTGGTGGCGTAGTTCTCGGGCCGCAGCGGGCCGCCGGGGCGGTACGGCTGCTCGATGATCGCCTGCACCTGGCCCAGCAGCTGCTCGTTGTTGCTGCTGCTCCTGCCGTAGGTGTCGAGGTTGCCGCCGAACGGTGCATCGCCGCGGAGGAAGGAATCGGCCGCCAGCTCGCGCCAGCTGCGCCGCACCGCATCGTGGCTGTAGGCCGCGCTCTCCCAGGCGATCCGCAGGCCCTCGCCGAACGCTTCGCGGCTGAACCGGGTGCCGTGGGGGGTGAGGTTGCCGATGTTCTCGAAGGCCTGGTGGACGAAGCCATGGGTGTTGGCCAGCCAGGTGCCCATCAGGTTGGCCTTGGCCTGGCTGCCGAAGTTCTGCAGCTGGCTGTCCTTCACCAGCGCATTGCCGAAGCGCAGGTGGGGGTTCTCCCAGCCCTTGCCGATGCTGCTGCTGGGGTCAATCGAATCCACGATCGCGCCGACCCGGAGCTGCTCGACCTGCTCGGCGGCGCCATTGTCGATCGCTTCCATCACCCGGCCGAAGTGGCTGTCGGGTGTCACCTCGCGGGCGGGGGCGCCGATCGTCTCGGCGGCCTCGGTCATGTCCACCCGGAAGTTGTCGGGTGCGGCAAAGTCGTCCTGCAGGCTGCGCAGCGCCTGGCCGGTGCGGCGCTTGGCCATGTTGACGTGGCGCTCGCTCATCAGCGCCAGCTTGTAGGCGCTGAATGTGCGGGCCCGCAGGGCATCCGGCACTGGGGCGCTGGTGGTTCGCATGTACTCGGCCACGGTTTGCAGCGTGTCGAGGTAGCTGGTCTTGGCGGTTTCCGACAGGAACCGCAGCCGGGTCATCCGTTCGGCCAGGGTGGTGAAGGCCGCGGCGTTGTTGGCCAGGGCCGCGGCGATCGTGTCGGCATCGGTGAACTCCTTGTAGGCATCAGCCACGGACTGCAGCAGCCGCTCGCGGCCGTACACCTCGGTCACAAAGGCGAAGTCGTCCGGGTCGAGCTCCTTCCAGGCCCCAGTCAGGGCCTCGCTGAGCTTGGCGTAGTCCTCGGCGTTCTGGATGTTGGCGTTGTCGATCAGCTGCCGGTAGTTGACGAAGCGGCCCTCGGCGCCGACGGGCTTGGCGCGGTTGCCCAGGCCCCGCTGCACCATCCGGTCCAGCTCGTCGGAGCTCATGCTCGACACATAGCCGTGGTAGGCCCGGTTGATCTCCGCATCGCTGATCGAGCGCGAGGTGCCGTCCTGCATGGGGATGACGAACTGGCGCTTCACCTCGTCTTTGAGGAACTGTTCGCCGGCCTTGCGTGCGCGTTCGGATGCTTCGAGGTCTTTCTGCAGCTGAGCGTTCTGCTCCTGCAGGCGCTTGATCTCGTCGTAGAAGTCGTTGCAGTTGTTGGCCATGGTCAGCAGCCCTCCTGTTGAGCTTGACGGCGGATTTCATCCATCCGCTGGTTGTTGGTTTCGATCTGTTTGCGGGCGGCCTGGTCGGCCTTTTTGGATCGCGGCTTGACTGGCGGCTCGTCGCTGTCGGTGAGCTTCATCGGCTCGGGCCGGATCGGGGCTGGCGCCAGGGCGGGATCGCCTTCCATCGCATCCAGATCGTCCACCAGCCCCTTGATGCGCTGCAGCCGCTCCCCGGCGGCCCGGTAGAGGCGCGCATCTGATTGCGCCATGGCGCGGGCGTTCTGCTCGAACAGGTCCGCAATCGACGGGCCGGCGTCGTACCCGTCCGCCATGCCCAGCTCCTTCTTCTGCTCGAAGGTGAGCAGCTCGTAATCCATCGCATCGCGGGCGCCCTCTCTGGCGATCGCCTGCATCTGCGCATCGCGCTCGGCGAACTCCAGCCCCAGCCGCAGCTCGTCCGCAGCGGCCTGCGCAGCGGGGCTGCCGGGCTCCAGCTGGCCACGGGCCTCCAGATCGGCACGGGCCACATCGGGCCGCACGCTGGGCCCATCGGGCAGCTCGGGGATGGGGGTCTCGGGTGGGCGAATCTCGGCCTGGTCGGCGGCCTTCTGCACGGCCTGGATCTGCAGCGCAGCACGCTCCTCGGGGGAGAGGGCCGGCGCCGGTGCGTCCGCCGCTGGCGCTGCCTCAGGTCGCGCCGTGGGCATCCCCTGCTCGTCGAGGCTGCGGCGGACGGCCTCGGCGATGTCGCCACGGATCCGATCAGCGATCACGCCAGGCTTGGCGCCCTCGGCGATCTGGCGGGCACCGTCGTTCAGCAGGTCGCTTACCGGCCCCGGAGCGTATTTGAGCTCGTCGAACATGGCCAGCACCTGGGTGGTGTCGGCTGCGATGGCCTTGTTGCCGGCCACGTTGATCTTGTTGCCCGCCTGCTCCAGCCGGCCGGCGCCCTTGGCGGCCGTGCCAAAGAAGCGCTTGTCCTTGAGCAGGTCCTGGCGGATCTTCACCACCAGATCGGCCTTCTGGCTCATCAACGACATGGCCTCGGTGTTGCCGAACAGGTCCACCTGGCTGCCCTGCACCACAGGGGCGCTGCGCACCTGGGCCACCATCTCGGCGAACTTGGCATCGCTCATGTCCTGGCCGCCCAGGGCCTTGAACGCCGTCTGCATCTGGGTCTCGTCCAGCCCGCTGCCGCCCAGGGAGGCCGCCTTGCCCACCGACAGCCGGCCATCCACGGCCGCCTGGAAGATGTTGTCCGGCAGCTGCGCCAGCGCCAGCCCGCGGGCCGCATTGCCGCTGCTCATCGGCACGCCCATCTGCTGCAGCTGGTCGGGGCTGGTGATGCCGCTGTCCCGCATGAACTTGGCCGCATCGAACACCGTGCCCTGGCCGGCCTTGATGTTGGACAGAGCTCCCATAGCCCGGGCCTCCTGGGCGGTGGCCGCCGGCAGCTCGCGCACCGGCACCGTGGGGATGCCCAGCTGCTGCGCCCGCGCCAGCCGGTTGTGGCCGTTCACGACATAGGTGCGGCCATCGGCCGGGTCGGTCCACACATCGAGCGCGCCTTCGGCGTTGGTGTCCCACCGGTTCACGCCAGCGAGGCTGCTGCCCAGCTGCTCGCCCTGCTCGTTCACGCCCTGCTTGAACTGGAACCGCTCGGGGTCGGCCGCGATCTCGGTCGTGGGTCGCATCCCCTGGTTCCAGTCGCGCACCAGCAGGCTCTGGCCGGTCTGCTGCTGATAGGCGGCCAGGCCCTCGATGATGTCGGCCTTGGTGAACTCCTCCCAGTCGCGGCCGGTCAGGTCGCCGATCAGCTGTGACAGCTCGGGGTTGTTGCCTGGCGCCGCCACGCTCCGCAGCGTGTCCATCGGCATGGCCTCCAGCGTGGCCTCATAGGGGATCGGCTGGCCGTCGGGCCCCAGCCGCTCGGCGATGTTTTCGCCTGGCGCCATCACCGCACCCTGCGCCAGCTCCGGCCGCACCGGCATCGCCTGCCGTTCCTGCAGCAGCTGATCGAGCTGCTCCACCACCGGGCCCGGCTGGCTCACCAGCATCTGCAGCTGGTCGTCATCGAGCTCGCGCACCAGGTTGAACACCACGTCTGCCTCGGGCAGCTCGGGGTCGTAGATCATCTCGAAGGGGCTGTCCTCGATCCCCTCCACCTCCAGCTGACCGCCGGCGGGCGCGTCGGGCTCGGCTGCTTTGGGCGGCTGGGCGTCGATCTCGAGGCTGATCTGGGCCGCTGGGGCATCGGCCGCAGCAGGCAGGGCCGGCGCTGCAGTGGGGGTGGGCTCTGCAGCAGGCAGGGCCGGCGCCGCCGGGGGGCGCTCACCGCCGCCGCCAATCCACCTGTCGATCTCTGCCTGCGCTGTCGCCTCTGCCTCGATCTCGGACGTGCGCAGCGCAATCGCACCCGTGTCCGGGTCGGTCACTGTGACCCCGGCCTGTTCCAGCTGTGCGCGGGCGTCCGTGATCTCGGCCACCTTGCGGTTGCTGGCGGTCCACCGCTTGCTGTTGCGCAGGGAGCTGATGATGCCCGGGCTGCGCGTCACCCCGGCCGCCACCTCGCCCACGCCGCTGATGGCCACGCCGGGCAGGGCATTGGGGATGAGGCTCTTGATGGCCGAGTCGATCCAGTCGTCCTCGCCCACGTCCACCGACAGGGGCAGCTTCATCCCGAAGGCATCGCCCAGGTTGGCCAGGTTGCCGCCGCGGTTGTCGTCCGCGAAGGTGGCCAGCAGCTCGCCAGCAGCCAAGCGTGCCCCGCCGGTGATCACTGCGCCCGTGGCGCCAACACCAATGGCAGGGATGGCTTTCACCGCTGCAGCGGTGGCGATCACGGAGGTGCCAACGCTGCGAGCGGTGGCATCCAGGCCCCGCTCAAACTCGTTCTGCTGCCCGGGCGGGGTGGCGCCCATCACCCGGTAGCCGGCCTGGCTCACCCGCTCGATGAAGTTGCCGGGCCTGCTGCCCTCCGGGTTGGCTGGCTTGCCGCTCGGCTTCTGCCCCAAGGCCACCACCAGCTTGCCGGCGTTCTCGGCGGCCCCCACGGTGAGCGCTGCGTTGATGTTGCGGCCGGCCTGCCCCGCGATGGTGGGCAGCACGTTCATCACATTCAGGCCGGGGATCGAGCCGGTCACCGCCTGCCGCACCCGGCCGCCGAAGCCCTGGGGGTTGCGGCGGTTGGTGTCGGCGATCTGCTTGCCGATGTACTTGAGCTCGTTCTTGATCGCCCCGAGCGGGTTGCTCCAGGGCGAGCGGTTGAGCTTGCCGGTGCTCTGCAGCCGCTGGTAGCTGGCGGGGGACTGCCACCGCCAATCGGGGCCAGCCCACGCCACCTGGCGACCACCCAGGACAGAGCGCGAACCGAGCGGGCGGTTCTGGTCGGTGTGCTTGGGGCCCTGCTGCGGCTTGTCGGGGACAACAGGCTGGCCGGAGCCGGTGAACTTGATAGGCATGGGTTACCTCCCGGAGATGGTCATCGGCCCATCTCCTCGCGGAGCGCACGCTCGTAGTAGGCCTTGAGCTGGGCGAAGCTCTTGCCGCCTTGGCCGTAGTAGCTGGTGCCGGTGCGAGCGGTGGGGAAGGATGCCCACTCGGGTGCGAGGCGGTCGGCCACCTGAACGGTGAAGCCGCCGGGCAGGGATGGATCCACGCCACGGTTCCGCACCAGCCGCACCGCTCCCATGTCCTGTCGCTCTGGCGTCATTGCGCCGCCGCCGACCAGCCTGCTGTTCCAGGTGGTGGAGAGGAACTGGTAGGCCCCGGCGGCGTCGGAACTGAGTCCATTGCTGCTGTTGACAATCCGGGGGTGGCGGCTGAGATCGTTGAACTTCCGGCCGGTGAACATGGTGCGGTAGCCGTCCGGGCCATCGGTGCCCTCGGCAAACCGGATGGTGCGCAGCAGTGCCCTGGTCTGGGGCGGGAGGTTGCGTGCTGCGATGCCCGCTCCACCACCGCCACCCCCTCGGGTCGCCACCCGCTGGCCGCCGCCCATCCCCACCGCTGACGGCAAAGGCCGCTGCTGTGCCGCCACTGCGGGCTGGGCACCCAGCAACATGTCCAGCAGCCAGCCGCCAGCGGCTGCAACTGGGCCGGGGGTGGGGTTGCCGCGCCGCGCCGCCGTGTTCTGCGCATTGCTGGCCGCGCCCTGGGCCTGGCGCCCGTCGCGCATCAGCCGCTGCCGTTCCTGTGGTGTCATTTCCATGCCGGGGTAGTAGTCGAGGTGGCGATTGATCAGCTGGCCCGGGGTGGTGCCGGCTTCGCGGGCGAAGCGCTGCAGCGCTGCGCTGGGCTGCTGGCCGCCCAGAATCCGGTTGCCCTCGTTCACCACCGACTGGGCATCGAGCACCGGCTGGTTGCGCCAGCTCTGCAGCAGCGCCCGCCTGTCGGGGATGTTGTCGAGCTGTGCGCTGGGGTAGACCTTGCCGGTGAATGGCTTGGTGCCAGGTGGCGGGCCGCTGCTCTGCTGCCCTGCTGCAGCGGGCTGGGCCGGGGCCCCCTGTGCGCCGGGGACGCCGCCGACACCGGGGAACAGGTACTGGCGGGCCGATGGCGCGCTCTTGCCGTACTCCTCCACCGCCCGGCTGGCCACCTGGGTCACCTCGGCCGGGGTGAGCGGGCGGCCCAGCTTGCCCTGCTCCTCTGCGATCCGGTTGTTGATGTGGGACTGGAAGGCGCTGAACTGCCGCCGTGCCGACTCGGCCACGTTGGCATCGGTCCACCCGGCCATCACGCTCTCGACGCTCACCCCGCGCAACGCGGCCTCGGTGACCGAGTTGGGGTAGGCGGCCCTGAGGTTGGCCTTGATCGACCGCTCGATCACCGCATTGGCCTGGGGTGCGGTGGGTGAGGCCTTCTGCTCGTTGTTGCGCCGGCGGATGGCGGCGTACTGGCGGCGCAGCTCGGCCTTCTTGTCGTCCGGGGCAGAGGCCAGGGCGGCCTCGAGCTCGGCATCGGCCTGGTTGGGATCCCAGGCGGTGCCATAGCGGCCGTCCATGTCGAGCAGCAGCTGCTCGACCCCTTCAGTGCTGCGGCCCAGGTTGCGCACTGCGTCGATCGTGGCGCTGCTTTTCTGCTCCAGCTCCAGCTTCTCGAAGTTGCCCAGCCCCTTGTACTTGTCGCTGGCGCGCAGCTTCTCAATCTCCTGCAGCCGCTCCGGCCCATCTGGCAGCTCGTAGGTGAGCCGGGCCAGATCGTCTTGGTAGCCCCTGCTGAGCGCCTCCCGCTTGCGCTGCTCGCGCTTGTACTCGACCTCCCCGTACTTGATCTCTTGATCAAGGAACACGTCCGGGAACATCATCCCCGCCAGCTGGCCGGGCTGACCATCGGGGCCGGGCGGGCCCACCCGCACAAAGGCCATGACCCGCTTCAGCTGACCCAGGCCAAAGGCCTCGGCCTGCGCCTGCACGTTGGCGATGACCTCCTGCGTCATCTGCGTCATCTGACCCGACAGCCCTGCCTCGTCCCTGATGCGCGACAGCACCAGCTGGAAGCGGCTCGCCAGCGCCTGCTCCCACGCCTTGGGGTCATCCTCCTGGCGAACGATCCGCTGGCGACCGTCGGGGTCGAACACCTCGATCTGCTTGAGGCTCACCGCTGCCTGGTAGATGCCCAGGATCTCGGCCGTTGCCGTCCGCGGGATGGTGCGGGTGAGGTAGTTATTGCGGTCCTGCCACTGGACATCGGTGATGCGATCCCAGGCCTGGTTGACCTCGGGCGCCACGAACTGCATGAAGCCCGGGGAGCTCTCATCCACCCCGTACTTCTGGGCCACCTTGGTGACCTCGGCCGCCTTCCACCGCCCCAGCTCTGCTGCGCCCTCGGGTGTGCCCGGGTTGATCAGCACCAGATCGGAGTTGGCCCGGTAGGCATTGAGCAGGGAGGTGCGCATCTCGGCCCCGGCCAGCCGCGCCAGCGTCCGCTGCCGCCCCGCCTGCCGGAAGGGGTTGACCGTATCCATCGCCAGTGCAGCGATCGGGTCGGTCTGCGCCAGCTTGCGGTTCTCGGCGGCGTACTCGGCCCCCGACTGGGCCTGCTGCTCCTCCAGCAGGGCCTTGGCCCGCAGCGCTTCGTTCACGCCCCTCTGCACCTGGGCCTGGGCGTAGACCTGCAGGCCGGTTCCCATCAGCTGGGTCAGCTGCTGGTTGAACGGCGCCAGTGCCTGCGCCACCTGCTGGAAGCGGTTGATGCCCGGTGCATCGCCGCCGCTGCCCTGGTTGATCACATTGATCTGCTGCACCCGGGGGATCTCGATCGGCCCCGCTGGCTCCGCGACATCCCGCCGTGCGGGCTGAATGAAGGTGCTCAGCGGCTGGGCCTGGGGTCTGATCTGGTTCTGGGGGAGTGCCATCAGATGTTGCTCAGGGTGCCGAAGGTGCTCAGCCCGGCCTGCACCCCGCCCATCAGGCCGGTGAGGCCATTGAGCACGCCAGCGCTACGGCTGGGGCCCGTGCCGGTGAAGGTGGGTGCCGCCGGCATCAGCAGCGTGGGCAGCGGCTGGAACGGCGCCATCGGCTCCAGGTACGGCTGCTGCTCGTAGAACTGCTGGCTGTTGTACTGGCTCAGGTACTGCGTCACCTGCGCGGTCTGGGCCCGGCTGAACTGCCTGTTGCGCAACCCCTCATTGATCTGCTGGATCGCGGCGAAGTCGCCCTGCTGCCGGGCGTAGTCGTTGATCAGCCGGTCGATGCTGCTCCCCTCCTGGCCGCTGGCCGCCACGGTGGACCGCGCCTTCAGCGCCGCCACCTGGTACTGCTGGTAGGCCACGGCATCGGCCATCGAGGTCTCGACCAACTGCTGACTCAGCGCCTGCGACTGCAGCGCAAAGTCCGCGCCCGCTGCCGCCCTGGTCTGGCCCACCACCTCGGCCTGGGCGATTGCCCTGCTCAGCTCGAAGTTGCGCAGGCTGTTCACATAGGCCAGCTGCTGGTTGTGCGCCAGCGTTGCCTGCCAGTAGCTGTGCTGCTGGTTGGCGTCCGTCAGCCGCTGGTTGAAGCCCGCCTGCCACTGGGCGAATTGGGTGTTGGCATCCTGTTGAGCGCGCTGGTTCAGCCAGTCCTGCTGCGCTGCAGCCTGCTGCTGGCCGGCGCCGAACATCCCCAGCAGGGCGTTCGCCCCGCCCATCGCCAGGGAGCCGATCAGTGGGGTGATGACAACCATCAGGCCCCCCTGCTGCAGCGGCAGAACAGCTCACTGCAGGGCCCCATTGGCATTGGTGTGGCCACGGCGAACCCCAGCGACTGCAGCCATCGCAGCGTGTGGGTGCGCTTGGCCAGCACCCAGTTGTGCAGCGGCCCGGCGCCATCAGCAATCAGGGCATCCACCCATTGCTTTGCACCCCTGATGAACTGCCGCTGATGGCTGGGCGTGGCCAGCAGCGCATCGGTGGCCAATAGCCAGATCACCCCGCCAGTTGCCACGCCGCACAATCCCACTGGCTCACCATCATCTCCCTCTATGCAACGGCAGTCAGCGGAGAATCGCCAGCTCTGCATTACGGCATCGCGGGGATTCATCCCATGGCTGCAGAACACCTCGATCGCATCCCCCTGGCGCAGGTTGCGGGCGACGTGCCGGGCCCTGCTTTCTGTCGGCGGCGCCCACCTCATCGCGCCACCCTCGCCTTGCTGTGGGCCATCCCCACCCATTCGCAGGTGGCGAACTGGCACGGGTCCGGTCGATCACTGCGCAGCTCAACAATGCAGGCATCCCCGCGGGACTGGATCGGGATGGTGAACACCCCATCCAGGTAGCGCTGCGGGCTGGGCTCGGAGGCGGGGAACACCTCGGCGCCGTGTGTTGAGGCCTGCACCGCCAGCCCCTTGCCGGTGAAGGTGTAGACCGCTGCATCGCGGCGCTCGGCCATCACATGGGCCTGGAAATAGAGGGTGCCGTGGTAGCGGAGCTTGGCGTGCCGCACCTGCAGCCGCTCCACATTCCCCGGCACCCGGCCATCGCCGGCATCGCGGTAGAGCTTGAACCGGGTAAAGCGGTAGAGGAACTGGTAGGCCTCGCCGAACCAGATCTCCTGGTTGCGCCAGTCGCCGCGGGCGGTGATGGTGTTGCCAGAGCTGGCTTCGCCCAGCAGGGTGCCGCCGCCCTGGGCCGGGTCGCGGCGCTGCACCGCCATCGTCCGGGCAGCCACCGTGTAGGGCAGCGTCCAGATGGTGCGGTCGGTGTCCGGGTCGTAGCTGCCGTTGGCCACGCGCAGCGGGTTGGGCGTGGCGCTGGTGGTGCTCACCATCCGGTCCAGCAGCGGCAGCGGCCGGCCGCCAGGCGTGCTGGTGCGGTCGGTGGCCGACATCTTCTCCAGCCACACCCCGTCGTCGTACTGGGCCAGGACATAGAGCACCTCTTGCACACACACGATCTGCAAGATGCGAGTGGCGCCGCTCAGCTCCCAGTGGCTCCAGCTGCTTTGCTCCCGCCGCACACCCTCGCCGGTGTTGCGGTTGAAATACTTGAACACATAGATCCGCTTGCGATAGCCCGGCTTTTCAGACACGGCAAACCACGAATAGCCAATGTCATTGGCCGTCATGCGGGTGACTTCGCTGGGGATGTAGCTGCTCACATAGGGCGTGAGATCGTTGGTGTCCGCTACCAGCGCGGTGCCGGCGCCGCGGATGCTGAACTCCTGGAACTGCGACCAGTCGGCATCTGCCTGGCAGAACACAATCGAGCCAGCTACCAGGATCGGCCGCACGTTTGAGTCGATCTCGTATTGCGTGAGCAGGGTGATCTGGGCCGTGGCGGGAGTCAGCGGCGCCCCTTGAGAGTTGAGCCGGAACTGGATCTGATCCGCAAAAACGATCAGCTCGTCCTGATACGGGACGGCGTACCGGAGCAGCGCCACCCGTGGGTTGGTTGCCGTCAGGTCGATCGGGTCCGTGTCGAGGACGGCGGTAGCGGTCTCGGGGAAGAACTCAAAGAAGTCCCTGGTGCGGCTGAGGATGATGTTCTCGTCCGCCAGGAATCCCATCCGGTTCTTGTAAACGAAGATGTCTTGAATAGGGCGGCCGATGAATGACGGGTCGGGTGCTGACTCCAGATCCCCTGCGGTCCTTTGCCCCCACTGGGGGATCTGCACGCCAGCAGTCGTCTGGCTATCGGCAGGACCAAACCAGAACGTGCCGCCCGGCCGCCGCACCAGCACATGGGGCATGGTGGCCGGGTCGATGCGGTACTGCAGCCCTGGAGCGATGGTTTCCTCCCAGGCGCCCTCGCCAAAGCCGCCCTGCCTGGGGACGAACTGGACGTAGTAGTTGTCGAACTTGTTGCTGGGGTCCCCATCAACCTTGACCTGGTATCCCTGCGGCGCAATCGTCGGCAGCTCGCTGAACACCTGCACCGAGTTGAGGATCGCCGTGATGTCGGCATTGGCCCTGGCATCGGTGGCATCAACCGTGATCGGGTCATTGCTGCGGATCCACAGCACCGACCCGCGCCGGCTGATCGTCACCCCGGCCACCCCCAGCAGGGCGGTGCGCAGCTGGGCGGCGATGTCGTCGGCGCTGATCCGGTTCTCGGTGACAGTGGGCCCATCCACCACCACCGGCTGGATGGCGGTCTGCACTGTCGCCGCGGTGCCGTTGAGATTCACCGTGTAGGTCTGGCCGTAGTTGGCCGCCTTCACCCACACCAGGCACTCGTGGGGGGAAGGCCGCGGCGTTGCCGGGGCGGTATCGGCAAGCATCGCCGGCAGCCGCTGGGTGTTGCTGATGAAGGTGAAGTCCGCGATCGTCGCCGCTCGCAGGTCGAGGCGTGCATTGGCGCCGCCGGCCAGGTAGCTGTAGCCATCGGGCGCCACCACGCTGCGCTCGATCCCGGTGAGCAGCTCGAACACCCTGATGCCGCTGCTGGCCAGCACCACCAGGTATTGCTCTGCCGCATCGCGCTGAATCAGGTGCAGGGCCGCATTGCCCAGCGGCTCGTTGGAGACCTTGGCGATCGCCTGCGTGCCCTCCCGCTTGCGCAGACCATCAGCCAGGGAGCTCATGGCATTGATCTGCACCTCGGCCTGGGTGGGATCGCGCAGCGCATCCGGCTGCTGGCTGATCCCCTGGATCAAATTGGGGATGATGTAGCTGACCAGGCTCACAGGAACACGCCTCCCAGCAGCCGATCGGTCAGGCCCTCAGCTGGCTGGAAGGTGGGGAACCGCCGCCGGCCGGTGATCATGTTCGGCGCCTCTTGGATGTTCTCCACCCGGAGCAGCTCGATCAGCGCCTGCTGCTCGTCCAGGGCGGTGTACTGCACCCCGGCGGTGTCGCCGATGGTGCGTGCGCTGAACACCCGGGCGGCACGGATCAGGCTCCAGCGGTTGAAGGCCTCAGGGCACTCGTTCCACGGCAGCAGCCACACCACCTCCGCCCGCAGTTCGGCCACCGGGATCTGGTAGCTGCGGCTCTCCTTGTCGTAGACCCGCTGGCCCCGCAGCTGGTAGCGGTGCTGGAACTCGTACGGGTCCGGCTGCCAGCTGACGATGTTGGCCGGCACCGTGATCTCCCCGTTGGTGGCGCGGGTGAAGGGGTAGGCGCGCTCGCTGTTCCAGCTCCAGCCGCGGGTCTGCCCTTCCTTGTGCAGCTCCAGGATGGTGGCCTCGGCGGTGCGGGCCTCCAGTACCTGCTGATTCTCAAGGGTGCTCACCGGCTGTTCGCCGATGTTGATCAGCACCACGTTCACCGCATCCAGCAGGGTGGTGCGGCCAGGCGTGGCGCTCTGGTTTTCGACGCCCATCTGCTCTGCGGCGGTGCAGCCCTCATGCTATCGGTGCCAACAAAAAGGCCCCAGCGCGCCAAACGCTGGGGCCCCATGACCTTTGCTCCAGTCAAAGACTAGGGCACTTCGATTACGGCTGCACCCTCAGCACGGAGGATCCCCATGCCGATGGCCATCCGGGCCACAAACAGCTGGCTCTGATACACCACGTTGTAGTCACCGCCAGGGGCAGTCATCTGCAGCTGCGGGCGCCGCAGGGTGAGGCAGCCGATGGCGTCCTTGTGGAAGATCAGCGCCCGGCACTTCGACAGGTTCTGCTGGTAGGCAGCGTTGCGGTCGAAGGTCGTGTTGGTGTAGGCCGCCTGGGTGACGTGGTTGGACCACATCACGGGGAGTCCCTTCACCCGGCCGATGGTGCCGCCGCCATAGGTGCCATTGGCCGACCCTTGGTTGAAGTCGGAGTTGATCACCTTGGAGCCTTCGTTCAGGAAGTCGTACTCGTCCGGGGGGACGACAACCACCATGTCCTCAACGGGCACGTCCTTCTTCTGCATGGCGACTTTGATGTCGCCGATTACAGAAGCGAGCTCGTCACCTTTGGCCTGCTTCGAGGCAGTGGCATAGCCGGCGCTGAGGGTCCGGGCGGTGCCGGTGCGGCCGGCATTGCTGGCCTTGCTCAGCGGCTCGGTGGTGCGCTTGGCCGCGGCATAGAGCACCCGGGCAAGCCGGGCATCCTTCTCGCGGGCCAGGGCCTCGCCCAGCTGGTACATCATGTCCTGCCGATACTGCACGTCCTCCATGAGGTCGTCCAGGTCGTAAACGGTGTCAGGTGCCACCAGCAGACCATCGAGATTGATGATCTCCTCGTTGCGATCCGACGGTGCGTTGCTGGGGTTGGGGTTGTTGGCGTCGGTGGGGACGTTGGTGATCGGCGTGCCGGGGGTGTGGTACCCAGCAATCCGACGACCGGTCACCTTGAACCGGGCAGAATGGCCGCCCCGGATGGAGCGCTCCTTCACCCGGCCGGTGAAAACGGTCTTGCGATCGAAGGCGGTAAGCACCTCCGACATGCCCAGTTTCAGGAACAGGGCGTAGTTGTCTGCGGCGTTGCCTTTGATTTGGCCAAGCCGCGATGGCGTGATAAGCGTCACTGCAGGGTTTGCGGTGAGCCTCTGCTATCCCCAGGCTTTTGCGATCAGGGTGTCGCCCTCGGGCGGCCTGTGCTCTGCATGAGTGCAGATGAACTCATGCACCCTTGCTACAGGAAGATTGGGGATCGTGCAAACTTGGCGTCGATGTATCGCCGGTATTTCTCGTCCACCAGGTAGCGCTGCTTGCCGCCCTTGGTGAGCACCGCCTTGGCCTCCAGCGCCTCCTCCTCGTTCTCGAACACATCCAGCGCTGGGGTGGCGTTGCCGCCGCTGGCCAGCACCAGGTCGGGCTCCTTGTCGGCGCTGGCCGCCTTGTTCTGCAGCCACCGCACCGCCATTTCTGCGGCGGCCCGGCTGCCGGTGTTCACCGCATCGTTGTAGCTGGCCAGCTCGGCCTCGCTCAAGTTGGTGGCAGCCCACTGGCTGAGCTTGGCGAACTGCTGGTCGCCGCCCACCAGGGAACGGACGGCCGCGGCATCCTCATCGCTCAGGCCTGGGGCGGTGGTGTCGGCCGCGGCGGCAGGGCGGAAGGCGGCCTCGTAGCGCTCGATCAGCTGCGCAGGCAGGCCCAAGGCGCCGGCCAGCTTGTCGCGCATGGCGCTGGTGTCCTCGCCCTTCTGCACTGCGGCATCCCACAGCGCCAGGTCGATGCCCTCGCGCTCGGCTGCTGCCACCACGGTCTCCCCGTAATGGCCCACGGCGTCCTCGCGGGACAGCGGGGCCACCGGCTCAGGGTCAGCTGTCGAGGATTCCTCGGTAGCTGAATCGGCCCGCTGGCCCAGCTTTTGCTGCAGCGCCAGGTAGGCCTTCTCCAGTTCCTCGGGGCTCTTGAACTTCCCGGCCAGGGGGCGGGCCTCGCCGGCCGGCTCGTCGCCTTCGGCCTCCACCTCGTCGCCTTGGACAGTGAGGGTGGCGAAGTCAGGTTGTGCCGCAGGCGCCGGTGGCTGGATGGTGCCGCTGGCCAGCGCAGCGTCCTCCTCGGCGATCTCCTGCAGGAACCCGGCCAGTGCGTCCTTGTCGTAGCCGGGGCCGGCCAGCGCCATTTGCTCGGGCGTGATGTCCATGGTGGGGGTGGTGGTCATTCGGGTTGTGGTTGCTGGATCTCTTGAACGGTCTGGGCGGCGTTGGCCAGCTTCTGCGGGTCGGCCATCGCCGACTGCATCACGGCCGCCTGCTGCTGGGCCTCCATCGCGGCCTGCCGCTCCTCCTCGATCTGCTGCTGGCTCTTGATCAGACCCACCGTGTCGATGCCCATTGCGGCAGCGAGGCGGCTGATCAGCTCCGACGGGATCAGGTATTGCAGCGTGCCTTCGGGGGTGATGGTCTGCTGCAGGATCTGCATGAAGCGGGCATGGCGTTCGAGGTCGTTGCCCCGGCCCACGGCCGCCAGGCCCACGCTCACCACCGGCTTGATGGTGTCGTCGGGCAGCTTGGGCAGCCCGCCGGACTGGGTGAGCAGGTACAGCCGCCGGGCGATGTAGGGGTACTGGAACTCAGTCGTGAGCACGCTGTAGATCCCGCCCAGGCTGTTCTCGATCTGCTGCGCTTGGATCCGCACCTCCTCGGCCGTGGTGCGCTCCGAGTCGCGGGCTTCGTTCAGCATGAAGCTCACGGCCAGCCGGGCCTCCACCCGCTGCAGCCGCTGCTCGGCCACCGCCAGATCGCTGCCCTTGCCCACCTGCACGGCGGTGATGTCCTCCGGGTTGCCGGTGAGGCAGGCGCCGTTGGCGGCCTCGTTGAACTGCTTGGCGGTGACGGCTGCACCCGGCTTGGCCAGGAACTTGCACATCGAGCTGACCAGCGCGCCCTCTGTCAGCGCCCGGGTGAGGGCGTTGGCGGTTTGCAGGTCGGCCATGGTGGCCGCCTCGACATAGCCCGGCCCGTAGTCCTCCGAGTCGATGGCGAACATGCGCAGCGGAATCCAGGGGCTGTGCTCCCGGTTGCAGCTGCCCTCGCTGCCCTCGATGCGGCGGCCCTTGAGCTCCTGATACCAGCTGCAGCGGCTCTTGTTCCAGCTGATGTGGGTGTAGACCTTGACCAGTCGCTCATCAGGCAGGGTCTCGGTGCCGCCGCCGGGGCGCTCCTCGGTGAGCGGATCCATCGGCTCCACCTGGTCGAGGATCTTGCGGGCCGCCTCGGGCAGTTCGTCGGCCGGGATCCGCTCGCACACCACCGCCTCCAGCGGCCGGCCCACGGGGTCGCGGCGCAGCACATAGCGGTAGAGGTTGAACACCTTGGCGCCCTCCTTGGGCAGCCAGATCAGGCAGTTGCCGGCAATGATCAGGTGCAGCAGCGCCTGGTGCAGAGCGGTGCGGTCGTTGCTGGCCTCGATGCTGCGTAGCACCGCCCGCTCCATCATCCCCAGGGTCTTGTCCACCTGGGTCTTGAGCTCAGCGATCTGCTCCGGGCTGTCGCCGGTCGCAATCATTTCGGCCTGCTGCGCAGCAAAGGCCATGTCGTCGTGGACGAACCGGAAGAAGGTCTCGGTGGGCGGCAGCAGGGCCAGCAGCAGCCGGCTGGCGATGTTGTGGACACCCCGCTGACCGATGCCATCCCACGGGTGGTCGATCTTCTGCAGCGCCTGGGCCTCGGGTTCGCCATCGAACGGCATCACCCAGGGCAGCGTGAGTGCAGACGCCTCCCGCCCGCGGTCAATCCAGTGGTTGCGCGCTGGTTCGAGCTTCTTGTAGCGGTTCTCTGCTGTCATCGGCCGATGTTCAACCCGGTGGCCGGTGCGCGGCGGGTGCCGATGGTGAGGCTCGGGGTGCGCGGAGCAGCGGGCGCAGCGGGCTGGATGGCCTCAGTGGTCTGGGCGGCAGCGGCCGGCGCCTGCTGCGTGGTCTCGACGGTGTAGGACTGGTTGGCCATGGCTGCGCTGGAGCTGATCGCGGCCTGTTGCTGCTGCAGTTCCTCGGCAGCTGCCCCGGCGGCGGCATTGGCCTCGTCGATCTGTGCCTGCAGCTGCTGCTGGAACTCGGCCTGGCTGGCCTCTGCTGCCTTGGTGGCCATGTTGAGCTGCTTCTCCTGCTGCTTGATCTCCTTGTTGGAGGGCCCCTGGTACACAACCTTGGGGGGCTGGGGGGTTGATCCCATGCACATGATCAGTACCTGGCGATGTTGAGGCCGGTGCCGGCCTTGTTGCCGCTGGCCGCCTTGGGCTCGATGCGCAGGGTGGTCTTGCCCTGGGGGCTGGTCATCCCCTGGCGGCTGCTGCCCAGCACCGGCGCCTTGGCGGCCGGCTCGGGAGTCGGCGCACCGATCAGCGCTGCCATCCGTGCTGCGTCGGCAGCGGTCTGCGATGCGCGCTGCTCCTGGGCCGCCAGCAGCTGCTGCATCGTCCCCTGCTGGTTGAGGGTGGCCTGGTTGAGCCGCTCCTGCATCAGCATGGTGGAGCTCTCCTGCTGCTGGCGCAGCGCGGCCATCTGCTGATCGGCCATCCGATCAAAGGCGCCCATGTCCGGCATGGTGATCGTCGCCCGTGGGGCGGAACCTCCGAAGCACATCAGCTGAGGCCCTCCTGTTGTTCGGCGTGCCAGCGCTTGATGCAATCCACCACCGCCTGCTCACCGATCCAGTGATCAATGTCCCGATGGGACATCGAGCGATCCGGCTTTTGGCCAAAGGTGGCGTCGAGCCGCTTGATCAGTTCATCGCTGACGATGGGAAACACTGCATCCATGCAGACATCACAAGGCTACCGGGGGGCTCCATAGGCGGACAGTCTGGTTTTCGAGGTCGTATTCACCAGCGCGAAGGATGCGTGCGCAGCGTGCCTGGGTGATGGCGTAGTGCTCACCGAAGCCTTTTTTCTCAAAGGCCTTGAGCACGGCCTGCCACATCTGCAGCTCACTGGTGCAGCCGGCCAGCGCCTTCTGAGCCGTCACCGGGCCATAGCCCGGGCAGCCGGGGTAGTTGTCGCTGGCGTCGCCGGTGAGGGTCTGGGCGTAGAACGCCAGGTCGGCATCGAGCAGGTTCACCTCCTGCAGCTCACCGTTGCGCAGGTGCAGGCCAGGCAGGGTGAGCATGTCCTTGTCGATCGAGCAGATCACGTCGCCCCACTCATGGAGCACGCCCAGCACGTCGTCGCCTTCGAGGTCGGGCAGCTCGGCGGTCTGCCACCCCCGGGCCGGGCCGGCCTTGGTCACCCAGTCCACCAGCTGCCGGTAGCCGGCGGGCTTGCGGTACTTCTTGCGGTTGGCCTTGTACTGGGGCCACACGCCATAGCGAAAGCTGGTGCGGCTGCCGAACACCAGCACTGGCTGATGATCGGGGAGGGTGTCGCGGATCTCGCCGATGGCGTCCTGGAACAGTGCCTGGGCATCGCCGTGGCGACAGGTGTAGGTCCAGTCATCGGGCGCCCATTCCGTCTCCACTTTGCAGGCTGCAGCAGCCCGGAACAGGTAGACCTCCGCATCAATCAGGGCTTTCACTCCCTCCCACAGCGGTGGGCAGTTGGGCGTGGTCATGGCCGGGCCTCCAGTTCGTTGGCGATGGCGAGATTCCGTTGACGCTCGGACTCCACACCATCGCGGAATGGCCAGTAGCTATCGCCTACCACATGGGCGGGCACTCCGCCGGCCCGCCCCGCAGCAGCGCGAAGGGCGGCGGCAGCGATCCTGTGGTTTTCATCCATGAAGTCCATGTTGACTTCATACATTGCGTCGGACACCGCCTGCGCAGCGGGCGACAGCGGCGGGCGGTTGGGGGTGATCATGACTGCACCTCCCCCCGCAGGCACCGGCAGGGCGTGGGAGGGGAGCAACCAGCCGGCGTACGCCATGGATGGCGGGATCATTAGCCAACACGGCGGGCCATCTGGCGGACACCACCAGCACTCGCCGTCTAGGTCAAGCCACCCGCCCCGCTCCCAAGGCCGCTCAGTCACCGGCACCGGCACCACCACCGGCACGGGCGTGGGGTGCTGCTGCTGGAATAACTCGGCGGCGCGGTGGCATTTGGCACCTTCGGAGTATTGGCCAAGATCCCTCCATTCCCTGGCGCTTGTCTGCAACCACGCCACCAACTCCGTCACCTCCCCCTCGGCGGGCGGGGTGGGCTGGCGGCCCCAGCGGGCGAGGGCCTGGCGCTGTGCCCAGACAATGATTTCATCGAGGCCCAACTCGTCCCAGCCGTTGGCCGCGTCGGCTTGGGCGTTCCACGCTGCCGCCAGCTGATCCAGCCCCAGTAGTTCCGCATCGCCAGGCTCCCCAGCGACGGCGGCCGGTTCCCTGCCCTCGGGCACAGCCGGTCCATCCGCCGACAATGCAGCGCAGGCGGCATAGAACGAATCGCTCCACGCAGGCACAGGTCCGTTCGGGTCGGATGCAGGCAGTCGGGCAATCAGCCGCTCCATCGCGGCGCGGATCGGGTCAGTCATGATTCATCTCCAGGAATAAAGAACTCACAAAAAAACGTGATAATCAACGGCGGCTCCAGGAACACCTCACCACCAGCAGCAGTGCGCCGCTGGCAGGTCTGGCACTCCTCCAGCCAATCCTCAGGGCCATCGCCGAACCCTCGGCAGCGCTCGATGTTGGCAGGGAGGGTCATGTTTCTGACTCCGGTGAAGTGGTGGGGGTAACGAGATTGCGCACAGCCCAGTCACGAACAGATCGCCAGCGGCGGCGGCGTGACTGCTCATCGTTGCGCTCGTCGTGGTACTCGTTTTCGGAAACAACGGCATGAGCAAGGGTTTCGCTGATGTCAAACGGTTCAGCCAGATCGCGCCAATCCACGTCTGGATCAGTCGGATCAAACCGCAGCGGCACAGCATCGGCACCTCGTTGAATCCTTACGGCACCCAGGGCGCAGACGCAGCCGGTTTCGGGATCCTCCAACGATCCGGCTGCCAGCTCTGGCACCGGCAGAGCATCCAAGCCGGCGATCAGATCACGCAGCAGTCGTTGACCACGGCGGCCACGGATGGCGCTTCGCATCGCTCCAGCGGCCTGGCCCTCCATCCACGGCTCATAGTCGTAGTCGTCGGAATCGTAGTAGCGGCTCACAGCCCCACCTCCACACCAGCCGCATCAATCACGCTTTGCAGGTATTTCGTAGCCTCCTTGTTGGTGTCATAGAAATGCCCAGCCGCCTCCACTCCCAGCAGATACAAACCAGCCATGTGAACGCCAACTGCTGTTTCAAGCACGCAGCCAACTTCACCGGCCAGATGAACAGCCCAGCCGCTTATGCAGTGGGTCGTTTCGCAGGTGTGCCAGTCGTTCATGTACAGTGCACCCGGCTGCAGCGCAGCTCGGGCTACGGCGAGCAATCGAGCGGGAGCGTCTGCGGCAATTTTGAGTCCAATGACGCCGCTGAGGTTGGCGCCGCTGAGGTCGGCGCGCGTGAGGTTGGCGCCCGTGAGGTAGGCGCGCGTGAGGTTGGCGCCGCTGAGGTCGGCGCCCGTGAGGTCGGCGCCCGTGAGGTTGGCGCGCGTGAGGTAGGCGCTAGGTCTTTGCAGTCGCTTACCCGTGCTCGAATCACTCAGCCACTGCGCGTGCAGTGCCAGGTCATCGGCTGTGATTGTGTCGGTGCTCATGGTGCGAAAGGGTGGGTTGATGAACAGTTGGCCTTCATGCAGGAATCCGCCGGTGCCCAGGCTGGGCGGATACCAGGTGCCGGCGGTGGTGATGGTCATGCCGCCACCCCCTTGAAGCGGCTCAGGATGTGCTCTCGGTAGTTGAAGAACTGCGCCTCTGCTGGTGGTGCACCAGATGGCAGCCAATCGGCATGGAGATGAGACCATTCCCGCCAACAGCCCGATGCCCAACACCAGTGGCGGCCATTCATCTGGGCATGGTCAAGGTGGGGGGTCATGCCGCCACCTCATGCCGCCTGCGCTGCTTCGGCCGGCGGTGCTGCTCCGGCAGCACCTGGCCCTTGATTCGCGCATACCTCGCGTTCACCGCCGCCCAGACTTCCTCGTCCTTGAACTCGAAGTGCACCGTGCCCTTCTTGTATGCACGGAACCGGAAGAAGCCCCACTCATACCACTTACCAGGCCAGAACACACCATCAGCAGGCTTGACGGGTTGGCCCACCTCGTCGTACTTCCGGCCGGTGATGAAACACAGCGCCTTGATCAGGTCCTGGATCTCATCCGCCTGGCTGCCGTAGGTCAGCACCCGTACGTACTCGCCGCACCATGCTGGTTCAGCCATGTAGGACCGGATGAAGCGCCGGTTGAGCATGTAACCCGAGTTGGTCACCCAGCCCTCCACACCGAACCGGTTCCCCTTGGTGTGCTTCGTCAGGCTGTCGATCGCCTGCTCTACCGCACGATCCACCCTGGCCTCTTGCGTGCCGGCGACGATCTGCAGCATCCGGTAGATGTTCCGCTCGGTGAACGGGATCCGGCTCTGTTTCTCCACGAACTGGTTGATGTCCTTGGCCAGCTGCGACGTGGCCAGCTGCGTCGGCAGGAACTCAGCGAAGACGTGTTTCCATGCCGCCTTCTGCAGATCCTTCCTGAACCGGTTGCGCGTTACCGGTGCACCTTCGACGGTGGCCTGTAAGCCCAGCTCCTGGCCGAAGAACCCATCCAGCACGCTGCGCAGCCTGGTGCCGGCCTCCACCTGCTCATCGAAAATCCGGCACGCCTCCACATACCGCTGCACGATGTCACTGCTGCGGCGGTACTGGATCAACCCCTCGCCTTGGGCCTCGATGTCGTCGGGGCCTAGGTAGAAGCCGTCGAACTCATCAGCGCCGCTTACACGTTGGCCAGGCTTGGTGAGCCGCACCAGCCCGACGCTCACCTTGGTGGGACGCTCGGCGGTGGTGAAGCACTCGCCCAGATCGTCCAGGCTGCCGTATGCCTCGATCAGCTTGGCCAGCTGTAGCTGCAGCCCACGGAACACGCCTGAGACGGTGTTCCAGTTGCACAGCGCCACGATCTCGCACCCAGGCGGGGCGATCTCCCAAGCGTGCAAAATGTGGGCCTCGTCCGCCGAGAACGGCGGGTTCATCACGATCAGCTCGATGTGGCTGACCTGATGGGCCTCCACCAGCAGGAAGTCATGCCCCAGGTAGTAACCGCCCCGCAGGCTGGTCAGCATGTCCCGCAGCTGCGGTTCCTTCTCGCACCACAGCACCTCCGCCGCGCCACGCTCCAGGCACTCCCGCACCAGGTTCCCTGAGCCGGCGCTGGGCTCCAGCACCGTCTTGCCCCGCAGGTCGAGCGGGTCGAGCATCTCGGCCGCTACCTCGGGTGGGGTGGGGTAGAAGTCGGGGTTCAGGAAACTCATCCCACCCCCCGCAGATGCAGCGCCTTGCCAGTGCCGCTACACGCACCGCACTCCCGGTAGGTGGTGCCATTGATGCCGGTTGACTTGACCTGCTGGCCGCTGCCGCCGCAGTGACTGCACAGCCCGGTCTCGTTCTCCCAGCAGATGCGGGCCTGTTTCACCTCGTCGGCGGTGATCACAACCCGTTCCAGCTGGCCCAGCGGTGCCCACTTCGGCCGGCCTTTCCGTGGTCCGCGTGAGTAGGTGCCGATCGGCACAGCGCCACGCAGGTAGAACCCCAGGTCGCGGTCAAGGCAGCCATAGATCCGTGGCTGCCAGTCAGCAGGCAGGCCATGTACACGCCGCGCTGCAATGGCGTGGATGTCGGGTGCACTCACCTCCCCACCTCCTGCAGCACACGCCGCAGCAGCTCAGCCATGCTCTCACCAGGCATCAAAAACGCCCTGAGCCGTTCCACTTCCGTAAGCGGAAGCACCACCGTTAAACGGCGGGTTTCTCCTTTTGTCATTGCTTGATCACTCGTTGGTGGTTGTGTAGCCAGCCGCTCCATCGCGGCGATCGTGGAGGGGTCAATCATCAATCGCGCTCCATTCACCGCACCACCGCACCGCAGGGCACCGTGCTGGGTACTGCGGGCTGGTGCTCGGCCTCGGCGCATGACGGCAACACAGATTCACCGTCAAGTTGTCATCACTGGCGCGTCGCCAATAGCGACAGTTGAAACAACTCTGCTGTTCCATTGGCGGGTAACGATCAGCCATCAGCCACCACCCCGCGCAAATACTCCAGCGCCTTCTCATTCCTGTCATAGAAATGCTGATGCGCTTCTGTCCCTAGCAACAACAACCCAGCAAGTTCTGGACCCATCATTGACTCCATCAGCCGGCCAGGTTCGCCCGCCAAGTGAATAGCCCAGCCCGCAATGCAATGCGTGGTGCCGCATGTATGCCAATTGGACATCTGCAGCGCATCAGGTTGTAATGCTGCAGCGGCTACAGCTTTCAGGCGATCAGCTGCATCGGCTGCTATTGGTAGGCCGACGGCATCGCGCAGGTCGGCACCCCGCAGGAAGGCACCCCGCAGGACGGCATCCCGCAGGACGGCATCGCGCAGGACGGCACCCCGCAGGACGGCATCGCGCAGGAAGGCATCGCGCAGGACGGCACCCCGCAGGAAGGCATCGCGCAGGTCGGAATCGCGCAGGTCGGCATCGCGCAGGAAGGCATCGCGCAGGTCGGAATCGCGCAGGTCGGCCCCGACTTTCACCAGTCGCACACCATCAGGTTCGCCGCGCAGCGATTTGGCGTGCAGCTCTAGTTCCTGTGCTGTAATCATTGGTTGTCTCCGTTGTTGGTCTCTGTTGCCACCACCCCGCGCAACGAGCGCAACAGGATCGTGTTCATCCCCGCGCCGTTCAACTGGCCAATCTGTGCATCGATCAGCGCCAGCACCCTGAACCGTTCAGCCATCGTCGCCTCTACCCAAGCAGCCCTCACACGGTCGTCCACAGTGAGGGTCTCCATCGCATGGGCTGTTGCGGTCTCCCGTTGCTCTAGCTCCAGCAGCAACGTGTCGAGCTGCTGCTTTACCTGTGTGATGTTGTCCATGATCAGAACGGCGGATCTTCGTCAGGCACATACCCGCCGCCACCGTTGCTGGCTGGTGCGGCCGGATGGCTCTCGTTGTCACCCTTGCTGCCAAGCAGGCTCAGGCGCTCCACGTTCACCACGAACTTCTGCCGTTTTTCACCGGTCGTCTTGTCCACCCACCGCTCGGTAGACAGCCGACCGGTCACAGCAATCTGGCTGCCCTTCTTCACATAATCAGCCGCGATCTGTGCAGTCTTGCCCCAGATCTTCAACTCAAACCAGTCCGGCTCATCACCTTTCTTGGCAGCATTCACCGCCAAGCTCAGATTGGCAACCATGCTGCCGCTCTCGAAATACTTAAGCTCCGGGTCGCGGCCGGCCCGGCCGACCAAAGTGATCACATTCATGGGATTTCAGTTCTGGAAGTGGATGGTAATCAGTCAGCCCAACCGGCAGGTGCCGGGGCTGTCTCTGCTGGTGCTGGTTCGGCGGT